TCTGTTAGCTTATCCATGCTCGTTATTGCGGGCGCTGAAGGCGCACATGTTTTTATATGCCTGGATAAAGACGATGCATGCAGAAATTGCTTCCCACAACCGCAATTATGATACGATACAGGCTGTGAAATTATTTTTACGCTATTTTTACATTTTTCGTTAGCATTTTTAGCATTTTCGGCCTTTTTTGAATGTTTAGCTGTCAACAAATGTCGCTTCATATCGTAAGTATTAGAGCATTTTACGTCACATATTGAACAGACTTGCATTTTTACTGTTTTTTCGTTAGCGGACATTAGCATATATATGCTAAAGAGAAAAAATGTCTAATTGGTTTTTTCAAAAATTATTGAAAATTTTACAATCACAAAAAGTTTTTCCATTTTTTGAAATGTGAGCAATATGCTCACAACCGATTTTGTAAAAGTTTTTTCGGCCAAAAGTATTTCAGGATTATAAAAAAGGACAAAAATAAATGTCCAAAAACAGTTTCCGAAAAAACTTTATGAGTTTTTATCTTTTATGAAAAAAAGAATATATTGACTTTTTAACTTAAAGAGATAGGGAAATCCGGGCCTTCGGCCCGGGGTGCCGACCTTTCAGTATTTTGCCAGTTTTGTGAGCATATATGGTGTGACTTTTATTAGAGACATCTATTAAATGGTCGGCCAGCCGTAGGCGCATAGAGAAATAAAGAATAGGTGGAATAATTACTTAAACTTTTCCTTGCATAATAATATAACAACCATGGATGACATGAAAGTAACAAAGCGCTCGGGAAAGTTGGAGGATATTGCTTTCGATAAGATATTGAACCGGGTGAAAAAGTTGGGACAAGAGGTGGGTATTCATATTAATTATTCGGGGCTCATTATGAAGGTGATTGACCAGCTGTATAATGGCATTCCTACGGAAAAGATAGATGAACTAACGGCAGAACAGTGTGCTGCTATGTCGACAATGCATCCGGACTATGGGATTCTTTCGGGGAGAATTGTAGTATCGAATCATCAGAAGAATACAGGTGCATCTTTTTTCCAGACCATGAAAAAGGCGTATGAAAATAAGGATTGTAATGGGAAAGATAGTCCTATTATTTCTACGGAGGTGTGGAAAATTATTAGTTCGAAGAAGGCTGTATTAGAACAGATGATTGATTATAAGCGGGATTATTTGATTGACTATTTCGGGTTCAAAACATTGGAAAAGGCGTATTTGTTTCGCGTGAATGATAAAGTCATTGAGCGCCCTCAGCATATGTGGTTGCGTGTAGCCGTTGGTATACATGGAGCAGATATGGTCTTAGTGAAAGAGACTTATGACTTAATGTCGCAGAAATATTTTACACATGCTACGCCTACTTTATTCAATGCTGGAACCAGTAGACCACAACTGTCGTCCTGCTTTTTAATCGCAATGGAAGATGACAGTCTGGATGGTATTTACAATACATTGAAGGATTGCGCCACGATTTCCAAGTGGGCTGGTGGAATCGGCTTGCATATTCATAATATTCGCGCTAAGAATTCTTATATTAAGGGGACAAATGGGAAGTCGACTGGAATTGTGCCTATGTTAAAAGTGTTTAATGATACAGCGCGCTTTATTAATCAAGGCGGGAAGCGCAATGGGTCCTTCGCTATTTATTTGGAGCCTTGGCACGCCGATGTGGAGGATTTTTTGGAGATGAAGAAGAATCACGGGGATGAAGAATTGCGAGCCCGTGACTTATTCTATGCACTATGGATTCCCGATTTGTTTATGGAACGCATGAAAGAAAACCAATCGTGGTCGCTATTTTGTCCAAATGAATGTCCTGGTTTGGCTGATGTATATGGTGAAGAGTTTAATGCCTTATATTGTAAATACGAAGAGCTAGGAAAGGCACGAAAAACGATGCCAGCAAGAGAACTGTGGTTTAAAATATTGGATGCGCAAATGGAAACTGGGACACCTTACCTTTTGTATAAAGATGCTGTCAATCATAAGTCAAACCAGAAAAATCTTGGCACCATTATGAGCTCAAATTTGTGTACGGAAATTACAGAATACTCGAATAAGGAAGAGACGGCTGTCTGTAATTTGGCGAGCATTGGCTTGCCCACTTTTGTAAATGTGGAGACAAAGGAGTTCGACTATGAGAAGCTTCATCAGGTGACAAAGGTAGTAACCCGAAATCTAAATAAGATTATCGATATTAATTTTTATCCAACAAAGAAGACAAAGCGTAGTAATTTGCTTCACAGACCCATTGGCATTGGAGTTCAAGGGCTTGCTGATACCTTTATATTGATGGACATTGCATTTCATAGCGAACAAGCTATTGTTACAAATAAGCTCATTTTTGAGACGATGTATCATGCAGCATTGGAATGTAGTAACCAGATTGCTATAGAAAGGCGTGATGCAATGTTACAAGTAAAACGAGAATTAGCAACAGATGATGATGGACAACAAATGACGGATTCTACCTTTCGTCGATTGTATCATTACAAAGATAAGATAGAGTATATAAATCCACATGACCCCCAGTATAAGTCTTTGTTACCGATTTATCAGGAAGTATTAGGGTTGCCAGATTCTTTACTGGGGTCATATAGTAGTTTTCCTGGGTCACCAGCATCAAAGGGTATTCTACAGTTTGACCTGTGGGATGTCACACCACCGACAGAGCGATATGATTGGTCTGCTTTGAAAAAGAGTATTATGGAACATGGACTAAGAAATTCACTCTTGATAGCACCGATGCCCACGGCGAGCACATCACAAATTCTTGGGTTCAATGAGTGTTTTGAACCGTTGACGAGTAATATTTATACGAGACGCACACTAGCGGGAGAATTTGTAGTAGCCAATCATTATTTGATGCGGGAGCTCATTCAACTAGGACTATGGAATGAGCAGGTGAAGAATAATATTATTGCGAATAAGGGAAGTATTCAGCAACTGATACAATTGCCGGAACATATCCGAAACAAATATAAAATTGTTTGGGAGATGCCAATGAAACATATTATAGACATGTCGGCCGATAGAGGAGCCTATATTTGCCAGAGTCAAAGCTTGAATTTGTGGATGGAAGATCCCACCTATAATGCGCTCACTTCTATGCATTATTATTCATGGAAGAAGGGACTGAAAACAGGAATATATTATATGAGACGCAAGGCGAAACATCAGGCACAACAATTTACAATTGAACCTGAGAAACAAGGAAAAGAAGGAGAAGGAGAAAAAGAGGATGAAATTTGCGAGATGTGTTCAGCTTAGAACCTTCTTACCTTCTTTGTCTTCTTTGTCTTCTTTGTCTTCCTTCTTTTCTTACCACTTGCTTTGGCTTTGTTATCCGGATTTCTAATAGGTTTTACAGAATGAATATCTAAATTGTGAGGATGCGAATGTTCACTTGAACTTAATAAAGGAAACACTGCCGAGCTACCATTTGAACTACTATAATGATGTAAACTAGAATTATTAGAAATAGAACTAGGCGAACCCGGGGTGCTTGATGAAATAGATAATGAACCTCTAGATTTTGGTAACATACTTAGTGAAGAAGAACTTTTGCGTGTTTTTCCAGATTGTGGAGTTAGTGATGAAATAGTAGATGATAATGAAGAACGGTGTCCACGAGACCTTTTAGATGATAATGTGGAAGAGCTGTAACGAGACTGCCTTGAATGTTGTGTAATAGGAGAGTGAGACATACTTATATATATATATATTTATAAAAAATATATATATAAAATTATAAATTATAGGCTACCATACTATTGTCATCATCTCACTAATAGTAGTCGATTCTCTACAAATATCTTTATGATATTTCATCTTGTAATAACACCTCAAACAAACGAGGACATCGTTCAATGAATTGTGAAGATTGATTGGCAGGGTAGAAAACAGATACTGATGTAACTCGGCTAGATTGGGAAACTTATATGGGTCCTTACCCCTTGGAAACAATGATTTTATCCTGCACAAATCAGTCCCTTCTTGCATAGTGCAGAATAATTTTTGTGACTCGCAAACAATAGGAATCATATGCTCGTAAAAATCCTTGCGTCGCCACATTTCTGCTTGAATCATATTGAGATCAAATTCCATATTATGAGCTACAACTAGGTCAACCGTTTGAAACTCATTTAGAAAGTCTGATAAACAACTCTCAATAGGAATTCCTTCTGATAAAGAACGCTCTTTACTAATTCCATGTAGGGAAACACACTTTTCATTAATAGTAACCTCATCAGGCACGCGAATAATATGGTCTACTACTTTTTCAACTTTACATAAAACTGTATTATAAATAATATAGCTTAGTTGAACAATGTATGGCCATTCATCCGTGGTTGACGGGTGTGAGAACCGCGATTTAGGCAGGCCAGTTGTTTCTGTATCAAAGACGAGAATCCTCGTCATAATTTTTTGATGGTTAGGCAACATCTCTTGAATTCTTTAAATCCTTTTACTTAAATAACCAATAACAACAACAATAACGAAATCAATTTTTATTTATTTGAATATTGTTTACAGAGCCCGAATGTTTTTCGGTGCCACTGCGTAATGCCGTGTTCCTGAATGCCGGCTAAATGCGCTTTAGAACCATAGCCTTTATTCGTATTCAAAGAATATTTGTCAACAAGGTCAGGATACTCCTCGCATAACTCATTAATATATTGGTCTCTGGCTACTTTAGCCAGAATAGACGCGGCTGCTATGGCCGAATATGAATTATCACCGCCTTCAATACAAATGTGGTTTACCGAATGATAAGGTATGAAATAATTCCCGTCAATTAGAAGACGGACATTTGTTAATGGCTGTCCTAAAGATTCAATGGTTTTAGCTATACAAGAGTGCATAGCTGATTGGGTGGCTTGTAAAATATTAATTTCATCAATGACGGCTTCAGTCTCATAAGAAAGAGACCAAGCTAGTGCATTGGCTTTGATATACTCGGCTACTTCTATTATCTTTTTATTAGTCTTCCCTGTGAACTTTTTACTGTCTTTCATCAAGGAATGGTCAAAGAGTCCAGTTTCTTCTTTAGGTAAACATACGGCTGCAGTATAGACGCGACCAAACATGGGACCGCGGCCTACTTCATCTACGCCTATTTCATACAAGGCTGCTGAATCTGGATAATAAGATGTCTTAAGCGACACCTTTTCTTTCTTATGTTTTTTCTCTGAAGTCATTGATAAAGGGTTATTACTTATTATTTATTACTATTTTTATATCAATTCTTTTTTATAACGAATATTTTGTAGACTAGGAAGAAACTTTTTTCACAATATAGACTATATAAGTATACGAATGAAAATGATGAATAGTGGTAATTTTCTCCTTATTTTAACCGTATTATTATTTGGACTTGTATTAGTCTCTTTTTTAGGAAACTCGTCTAAAGAAGGATATACAGGAGCCACTATAGCAGATCCGAATGGGGCACCCATTCCAGTAAACTACAGTGACTCTAATGGCAATACCGCTCTGTTATCTAATAACGGCTATAGTTACATAATGATGATTACAAATAGTAATAGTAATAGTAACCCTGTTGCTTATACATCAACCAAAAATAGTTATACAAGTGGAGCCTTTGGCCCAGGCTCTCAAAGCATCACTTTTGCAGGACCGACTGGATTAACGGGACAGCTGGTTGTAGTTGCTGGAACCATTAGTTTTGAGGTGACCTTGCCTGTAGCCTCATCTGGTGGAACTCCTATGGTGTCTATTTTTATCCCTAGTTATTCGAGTCCCACGACAGCACCCACAAGTACACCTACACCCACACCAACAACTACAAGCACACCTACACCTACGCCAACAAGAACATCAGCCCCCTCGAGTCAAGGAGGATTTACTGGACAAAATGGCAGTAAAGCCACTATATCAGATATTAATAATAATCCTATTATTGTTGTTACTTATAACAATGGTAAAACGACTACATATACCCTTCCCAATAATAATTCAAAACCTATTAACACGATTCACGATATGGTAAATATTATGTTTTATGGACCTAATGGTGGTTCAGCCCGTGTTTTCCAAGATGCTAAAGGCAATCTTGCGATTGAAGCCACCCAGCCAAATGGAAATACCAATATTTTCACGGCTGATGACACTTATTCATTCATTTTTGAGCCATTTGGAATGGGAACCTCATCTGGAACCAATACAAAGACTTCTTACAACTCAGATTCAGATTCTGATTCGGATTCTGGAACCAATAGTAATAATGGTAATGGATATAAAAATAAGGCAAAACGATACCGAAGAAAGTATGGCAATCAAGGTCAAGGATACAATAAGTATTATAATAATTCCCTTCCGGCTGGAATTCCATGGCATATGATTCCTAGAGGACAGCAAGATTTGTATATCTTGAAATCTGAGGTTGTCCCACCTGTATGCCCAGTTTGCCCGAGCTCTTCGGCATGTCCTAGAAAAGAAAAGCCCCCTCCTTGTCCTCCCTGCGCAAGATGTCCTGAACCTAGTTTTGAATGCAAAAAAGTTCCCAATTATAATAGCAATGCCTTTGACTCTGGCTATAATTCTGGAAGCGACGATGAATTCGGGTCTTTTTCTGGCAATAGCAATAGTAATAGCATTCTACCCGAGCCGGTTGTATCCAGCTTTTCCACCTTTGGAATGTAAATAAATTATCTTATTTTTATTATCTTATTTTTATTATATGATTATAATATGAATAATAATTATATAATTCGTAAATTAACTGACTCTGAGACAGACTATGCAAAATATTTATATTTAATAAATCAGTTTCGTCCAACTGTATTTACATTAGAAGAATATAAACATACATTAGGCAAAATTCATACAAATTCTATAATATGGGTGGTTGATTATAATAATGAACTTATTGGAACAGCAACAATTATATATGAATATAAATTTATTCGCAATATTGTTAAATTAGCTCACATAGAAGATGTATGTATAGATAATAAATATCGTAATAAAGGCATTGGACAAATATTAATAAATTATCTAGTAGATGATGCAAATCAAAATAAATGTTATAAAATTATATTAGATTGTGATAGTAATTTAGAAAACTTTTATAAAAAGTCAGGACTAGAAAAAAATGGTATTCAAATGGCAAAATATCTTTTTCCTTTATAACTAATTAGCTTGGTTTACTAATAAAATTGATTAATTTTATAACCAATAGTAAATAATAATAATACTACTATTATTTACTATATGAACGAAGAAGAAACAAACTATTTCAATCACTATAAACAAGCATTTATAGACCATTTATGCAATAAAAAAATATATCTTCTGCCAAAAGAACATATTGAAAGCATTGTGAATATGTGTTTTGAAGCCAGCGTTAAACATTACAAGCAATGTCATAATAATGAAGAAATACCTAGCGAACTTTTATTAAAAGGTGATAGTAATCAAGAACACTCAATGATGTATATATTTAATAATATATTAGAGGTTTTATATAATCAAGTTGATTTAGGTGTCACTATTAACTAGTCGGCTTTACCACACCACCCATAATATCCGAAAAGGATTCTCGTTGCTTTCCTAAAACGGGGTTAAAGATGAACCAATTGTCTTTCGCCTGTAATTTTTGCCAGTATTGGTCAATAGCATAAGGTTGATTGCTCTTATCTTTTTTCCCATTTTGGTAACTTTTTTCTAATAATCTAGCACCTTCGGTATAGTTTTTCAATAAAGTTGCAGCATAATCCTTAGTTACAATATATCCGGAAGTAGTAGCACAAGCAACTATTTTGTTAATTCCTGGATACAAGGCAAATGGGTTAGATTCATAGACATTTCCAGCAAGAAGACAAACATCATATTGAATGTTTGCGCGTAAAAACTTGTTAATTTTAGAAATCACATCCCCAGAGTCAACCCATTCAAAATCGTCTTCAAAAATGATACAGGTATGGTAAGGTGAATGAATAAACTGTGTTAAAGCCTCAATATGACTTAAACTACATCCTAAATCTCCTTCTTCTGGTTTATAGACTCCTGATATGCGCTGAATCCGATTCTTGGGATATCCTACTTTCTTCATTTCCTCTAAAAATTCTTTTTTTCTATCGGTCCTATGATCCAAATTAATGTAATAGACAACATCTATATTGATAGAAGGTCCAGTAAAAGATTCCTTCTCCGTATTATTATTATTAATAATAAGAGTCATTAGAATAAGAATAAAGAGAATAAGAGAGAATCCTATTATATATTTTGTTTTCATTATTTAATGTCTTATCTTACTTATTATAGAGAAAGAATCTTTTATTCTAAAAATAATCGTATTTAGAAGATTTTTTATCAAAAGAATCACTGGGCTCTTTATCACTAGTTTCATCGCTAGTTTCATCGCTAGTTGTTGTCTCTTCATTTTGGGAAACCCGTTTTTTAATACATTTTTTGTCCATTTGGAAAGTATCACATTTCTCTTCCTGTGGAACAATCTTAATAACACACTTTGACTTTTTCCCGTATAAAGGCTCGGTACAACCCTTCTTATGCTTCTTCGTCTTTGAATCTATTGGTTTGAACTTAAAGAGCTTTGAGTTTTCAGCTGAACATCTAGCCCTAAAATGTTCGTATCGTTCTCTCACCTCATCATATGTAAGACCTGATTTCTTCTTTAACATCTTATTAATGAGCTCGTGTAACTCGTATATATATCTAGAAAAGGATTCTCTGCATTCCATATCTTGCATAGTGAGCGGCATTTGCTTAAAGTTATTCTTTAAGTTGATTCGGCAATACTTACAAGGTAAAACATGTTGCAAACTAAGAATAAAATTACGATACTGATGTTTCTCTTGCTTGCTTGGTTTAACTGGATAATTAAAACTAATTGTATGAAGAGAATGCCATAAACTGGGACCCCACACAGTGACTAACATACCATCCCCGCTTTTATAATCGTCGTTTGAATAGGTTCTTTTATTCTTTCTTGTCATTCTACCACTTGTGGCACTCGTGCTCATTGGTGTTCTCTGGTATTTTTTATTTCTTCTTGTTAATAGATTATGATTCATCTTATTTTATAAAAAGAAAATAATATGAAACAAGATTTAGATTTTTATAATAGCCGTTGAATGCATTCTCTTGAATAAGAAGATTTTATTACTTTATCACTATCTTTCTTCTCTCCATCTTTAGGAAAATATAACGCATTCTTTAAAGAAACTATTTTTTTATAATAATGTTTATCTGTTATAAAAGAGAGTTTATTTATTTCAACAAGAGAGCCGTTGGCTTGTCTAAAAATCATGGAATACTATTTTTATATAACAAAATTTCTTTATTTCGTTTGAACAATGATTCTAAATTATATAAATAGAATATATAAATGAATAGCCCTGTTGTACAAAAAGCTGGTTCATCCATGATGCCTAGTTTCATGCCAAAAATGAGTTTAAGCTGGCCCATGATTATTGCTATACTTATAAGTGCTATTATCATGATTGGCGTCGTATACATGATTTATAAGCAACAATTTCCCACAACTTCATACAAGCCCAATAGTCAAAATACCGATGCTTCTAAAGAAGCGGAAATGATTCTGTTTTATGTAGATTGGTGCCCTCACTGCAAGACAGCTAAACCCGAGTGGGACCAAGTAAAGGCCGAATACCAAGGTAAAACCATCAATGGTTACAAGGTTATCTTTACTGAAATCAATTGCACAAATGAATCAGCCGAGATAGAGAATGTTATCAAGACATATAAGATTGAGGGATATCCTACCATTAAGCTAATCAAGGATGGACAGATTATCGAATATGATGCCAAGCCAACTAAGGCTACCATGGAACAATTCTTAAACACTGTCCTCTAGGCGGGTTACTTCTACCCCTTTCTCTCCTTCTTTCTCTCCTTCTTTTTCTTGTAGAAACCGATTTGCTACTTTGAATCCATCTTCTAGCAATTCCTTACGAACCTCAAGTGATGTCATTGTTGATGACAAAAAATTAAACCCTAATAATTCCGCATCATATTCTATTTGATTTGGAATACTACATTGCTTATCCTCTGTGCTCATAGCACGCATTAATTTATTTATAAATCCATACATATATTCCAAAATACTAGATTCCCCTGTTACTATATTTTTACCGACATAACTGCGTTTATTCTTAATACCCAGGACACTCGATAAATCAATCTCTTTCTCTTTCTCCGTAAGATATTTTATACATTGGTTTAATGGGTAATTACAAGTGACTCCGCCATCCACATAACATTTATCCTCTATACAAACAGGGGATATAATGATAGGCAGGGCACTTGTCATATGTAATGCATTTAACAGAGGCAGGTCTGGGTGCGTTATATAGGAGAGAGTGACCACTTCAAACTCGTTAATTTCTAAAGTAAACATGTAGAAATCTATCTTGGTTAACTCGTAAAATTCTTTCAGGGTAATATCGCAAGATATATCTTTGGCTTTTAAAAACGGATTCATAAAAATTTCAATAACATTTCGTCCAAAGAGCCCTCGTTTGGAAAAAGCATCAAAGAGTTGATTCACATTGCACTGATAAGCCTCGTGCCAAGGGCGTAATAACATATAATCATTGATAACGGACCATTCAAACCCCATGCAAATAAGGGCTCCTAAAATGGCTCCCCCCGAGGTGCCATGGATACTTTTAATATTTTCGCGACTCCAAAATCCAGATGTTTCCAATGTTTGAATAACACCTAGGGCTTTTATACAATTTCCGGCTCCGCCAGCAAATACTAAATGTTGAATCATTAATTCCTTAGGTAATCAAATATTTACCGTTATATTTAATTACTTTTTTCTCTAAATGTGTTATTAGACAGATGGCGAATATATTTACCTTAGAGAATGTCACTGATTTTTCTGAAAAGTTAAACCTAGATGAACTATATGAGAGAAAACAGCAGTATGATTTAGGAAAATTGGCATTATATAATAAAATTTTGAATCGTATTCACGTGCGTATTAAAACAACCTCTAGACAAAAATTGGATGAACAGTTTTGCTGGTTTGTTGTGCCTGAAGTGATTATTGGCGTTCCTAAGTATGACCAGGGCTCGTGTATAGCTTATTTAATGGATAAACTTAAGGAGAACGGATTTTTCATCAAGTATATTCACCCAAATACTTTGTTCATCTCTTGGAAACATTGGGTGCCTTCTTATGTGCGTAGTGAGCTGAAAAAGAAGACCGGAATTGTTGTGGATGAATACGGAAACAAGGTGGAGACGGATGAAAATAAGGGAGATGGTCATTCTTTAGAAGAACGTTTATCGAAGAATAGTAAAAATGAGAAACAACAGAACCAGAGAAAGTATAACCCTATTGATTCTTATAAACCACAAGGAAACCTTATATACGATACTGAAATGATAACTATTTTAGAGGATAAATTTACTTAATTTTAAGAAAATATTTATTTTCTGTATATAGTATATAAAATGGATGAAATGTTGGCTAAGGTTGCTAAAATGACAGAGCCTCCAGCAAAGGTAGGTGGTCGCAGAAGACGTGGCTCGCGTAAAACGCGCAGAATGAGAGGTGGTGTAGGCCCACTAGATTCCGCATCTAGTCAAACTGGTGGCAAAAAAGTGATGAAGATGAAGAAATCGATGAAGAAGATTCACAGCCGCGTCAAGAAATGCTTGACTCAGACCATGAAATGTTGCAAGGATTCGTGTGCAAAGGCTATGATGGCTTGCAAACATGCGAATATGGCTATGAAGTGCATGTAAACATAATAATAATATACCTGGTAAAAATATATTATTATTTTTTCATTTAGAAGAAGAAATCAATTCATCTTTCTTTAGGTCCAATTGCTTTATTTGATTTTGGGTGGACTCTAACACTTGATAATGAACAATGGCTTCGTACATATGAATGCCATTGACGAAATCCACTTCACAATGTAAATATAATTCGATAATACATGTTCTGGTTCTCTCAACAAGAATTTGTAAAGATTCATCTGTTAGTCCAGGATGTATGCTGACTTCATCCCCGGTTTTCAAGAAGAGTTCATTTAAGATACCGAGTAATTCCTGGTGTTTCTCATTAATCGTGGTCATCATTTTTAACAGGTTTTTAGCATAACTAGTTAGTAAGAACTCTTTTGAAAAAGTATCCACCGAGGTATTTATATCAGGACATTTTTTCATACGACAATAATCCCTTAATTTAATATCGCTGAATCGTTTAACAGAAGCAGGAAGATTCTCCACTTCTTTGCCGGTAAATGTATTATAAAATCGTAGTAAATCGGTCTCAAACAATTTCCTTGTTTCTTTAGACATACCTTTGAAAGTTCCTGTTTTCAAATCATAGTCATCATCATAATATAATTCCATTAGTTCTGGGATTCCGGGTTCTTCGTCCACTGTTGTAGAAGCCATTATAATAGAGCAAACATTATGTGATTCGCTATCGCCATCGCTATCTTTATCGCTATCGCCATCGCTATCTGCTGGATCCTTCAGGGGCAAAGGAGAATCATTTTTCACTAGATTTTCCAATATAGTTTGTCGGTTATTACATAAATTTAGCTTCTCTATGCTGATTCCAGTGGTTCCTTCAGGAATCGTATCTTTTTCTAAAAAGGGGACCTTGACAGTCTCTCCCCAAAAATCTGTGTAAGAATAAACAGGATTAATAGCATGAACAATACATGCGAATAAATGCGCTATTTTCACATAAAATCTGGATATCTTACCACATAGCTGTTCTTTCTTCTTAAAGTTCGGTACAAGATTCTCTTTTTTCACAAATAAAAGAAGTTCGGGTTTAGAACCTTGTTCCACTCTTTTTTCTAAATTCGTGATGTCCAATGTCGTAAATTGCGAATCAATGATAGAAGAGGTTAAGACAAGAAGAGAATCGCAATACTCTTCTTCCTGCATTTTCTTTAAACTTTGAAAGTCCATAGTCAATATGTAATGTGTAGCTATATGATCCATCGTTTCAAATAAGTTCATATCTTTTTTATCTAGTTTCTTTGTCTTACCTGTTTTTTTAGAGGATGAGGTAGAAGAGGATTCTTTAGACATAGAGTTTCCCATTAGATTCTTATATGGTAGTTCTATAATAAATTTGGAATTCTATCTGTAAAAAGAAAATAAAGAAAATAAAAAGAATTCTAATTAAAATTGAATTAGAATCATAATATTATTATCATTAGGATAATAATGACGGAATCAGCCAAAGGAAAACTGGATATTTCTAGTAAAACAAGTAAAAATAGAGAATCTTCGTCTAAAAAAGACAAGGCCGCCTTATGGAATATATTTGAAGAAGAAGTCACAGAGAAAAAGAATCCTTTAGAATGCATTTATCGTGCATGTGGTGGTCGCGAAACTTGCGAGTTATGCGACTCTATGTTAGCCTTTTCGGAAGAGGGGTTCTTAACATGTACCAATAACAAGTGTAGCATTATTTACAAAGATATGGTAGACCAAGGAGCCGAATGGCGATTTTATGGAGCCGATGATAACCAAAATAGTGACCCCACCAGATGTGGTATGCCTATTAATCCTTTACTACAGGAATCCTCCTTCGGTTGTAAAGTATTATGTTTTGGTTCAACCTCCTATGAAATGCGAAAGATAAGGCGTTACACAGAATGGCAATCGATGCCATATAAGGAGAAATCGCAATATGATGAGTTTCAAAGGATTACCATTATGTCACAGAATGCCGGTGTCCCTAAACTCATTATAGATGATGCTATTAGATATCATAAGAAAATCTCAGATTATAAGTTAAACTTTAGAGGGGACAATAGGGATGGTATTTTAGCAGCATCTATTTACATTTCGTGTCGTATTAATAATTTTCCTAGAACAGCAAAGGAGATTGCCACTATCTTCCATTTGGATGTTACTAGTGCTACTAAGGGGTGCAAAAATGCCCAACTGATTATTAATAATTTAGAGAAGGAAATGAACAATAACGAAAAGACCTCATTCTGTAGAACAAAACCAGAGGCATTTATTGACCGATATTGCAGTAAACTAAATATGAATAGCGAACTAACCAAGTTATGCCAGTTCATTTCAATGAAGATTGAGAAGAATGGATATATGCCTGAAAACACCCCGCATTCCATCGCGGCCGGAATTATTTACTTCATTGCACAAATATGTAAGTTAAACATATCGAAGAAGGATGTCAAGAATATTAGCGAGATTAGCGAAGTGACAATCAATAAGTGCTATAAGAAAATAGAAAAGTTACAGGATGAGTTGATACCCGCTGTTATTTTGAAGAAATATTCTTAGCCGGTAATATATAATACGCAGGATAGATTACCTGGTAACTATACCATTATATTTTTATAATAATATAATATATGGCAGTATGGCGAGAAAATCCTTATACTCAACTTATTTATAATTATAATGAAGATAATAATAGTGAGGTTCCTATATTTCAATCTACACGACAATATTTAGTTCAATATAACGGGGTAGATGCAAATAATCAAATTGTGCAAGCACACTTACTAGGGATATTTAACGAACCTAATAATATTGCTAGTTTTCAACCAGTAAGAAGTGCTAGGATAAATAATGATGAATTAATCGATTTTCCCTTACCTCCACAAAATACACTTAATGGAATAAGATACCATAGAAGATTCAACAATTTTTCACAAAATATTAAAAGCGTATATCAGGAACCTGCTCCAGCATCGCCTAGGCACGGTGGTTATAAAAGAAAATCAAAAAAAGTTAGAACATCAAAAAAAGGAAGAAAAGGTAGAAAAGGTAAAAAGACAAAGAAGTATTTTTAAAATAAAATTGAACCAATATAGTTATTCAAGATGATGACTATATAATAAACATGTCAACAAAGGAATCGCCATTTCCCATGCGACTTAAAAATGAGGGTTCCGAAGAAGCCACTTTTTACAATAAACTAGCTTTGATAACCATTGGAGAACAGCAGTGGGAACTTATGAAAAAAGGTAGATTGAACTGGTCTCTCATTAAAGATGAATATTTCAAATTTGCTGAATTGTTGAATGACCAGTTAGAAACAATACCTACAACAAAATTACCAGAAAAAACAAGTGAAATAACAAATAGTTGATTGGTTTATTTAACAAAATAAAAATAAACCAATAAGTAATAATAATAAGAAAAATGTCTAGTAAACGTGTCTTCATTGTTCCCTATAGAAATCGTATTCAACATAAGTTTTTTTTCAGTCGGCAAATGATGTTTCTTTTAGAAGATGAAACCGATTACGAAATCTTTTTCGTGCATCAAACGGATTCCAGGCCTTTTAACCGAGGCGCAATGAAGAATATCGGTTTCTTAGCAATGAAAAAGAAATATCCAGATACATATCAAGACATAACCTTTATTTTCAATGACATTGACACTGTCCCTTTTCATAAAGTGTTCGATTATACAACTGAACCAGGGGTAATCAAACATTATTACGGGTTTGAAACCGCTTTAGGAGGAATCTTAGTAATAAAAGGAGCCGATTTTGAAAAGATAAATGGGTTTCCTAATTTCTGGGGCTGGGGGATGGAAGACGCATGTCTTCAAAAGCGCTGTCTTCATGCCGGGTTATTCATTGATCGTTCTACTTTTTTCCCCATAGGTAGTCCAGAGATTCTTCAACTATTTGATGGAGTTTCCAGACTGGTTTCAAAGAGAGACCCAGCAAGAATGAAAAATGATAATGGCACCGATGGCATCTCCTCTATACATAAACTGACCTTTAGTTTCTCAGAAAAATCAACAACCCCGCAAGATAACGAATATATTGTAATTAGTCCAGCAATACAATATGTCAATGTTCTCACATTTATGTGTGCCGTCAGGTTTGACTCAAATACTTATCACGCATACGATTTAAGGGAACCGGTTTCTCAAGTAGCATACCCAGATACGAATAAGCCACAACAAGTAAGGCCCGATGTAGTCACTCCTAATACTTGGTCTACAATTCCTTTTTACCCGACAGTTGAAGAGAGAAGGCAAGAAACCCTTATGAAGACCACCCCTCAAATAAAGAAAGAACAACATAATAAAAAGAAGCAACAACAAGCATATGCTAGTGTGAATATAGGATTAGGAGGAATACGATAATTTATTTATTGGAATAATCTATTAGTAACTAATGCACCTTTCCAACTATTCCTTAGAACAAAAAAAAGATATTTCAAAACAGCTTAAAGAACTGACAAAGGAAAAGGCAATCCAAGATTATAAAAAGCTTTTTCTCTCTGTGAACAATGACCTAGAAGCTATAAAACCTTTGTCACCAATGGGACTAACCTGTATAGATACCTTTGTCCATACGGAGTTACTAGATACTAAATCAAAGCATGGAATCTCTTTTTACGATTTCTGGTTTCACAAGGATTTCTATTTGACGCGAGACTCTTCTACTAAGAAGTTAATTGAATCCATAAAAAAGAACAAGCCTTATTTAACGGAAATTAAAGTGGCGAAACAAGTGTTTAACTTGTATTATGGTAGTATTAGCGCATTTAGACCGGTGAATGCTGCAAAGATATATTTGCAATTTAAACCAAAGTGCGTATTAGATTTCACTATGGGATGGGGTGGACGACTCATTGGCGCAGCAGTATCAAATATTACAAAGTATATAGGCATTGATTCCAACCAGTGCTTAAAAGAACCTTATAGAGAGATGACAGAGACATTGCTTACTGATTCTCCTATGCAAATCGAACTGCATTTTCAAGATGCGCTTACAATAGATTATTCGAATATTGGTCCCTATGATATGGTATTTACATCACCGCCATATTACAGTAAGGAAACATATCCAGACCAGCCTATTGTTACGACATCCAAAGAAGAGTGGAACCAACAGTTTTATATACCATTATTCCTAGTAACCTGGGAAAAATTACAAGCAGGAGGTCATTATTGTTTGAACATTCCACAAGACTTGTATGAAACCGTTTGTATTCCCTTGTTTGGACAAGCTTTAGAAGCCATTGAGTTGAAAAAGTATTCAAGATTGTTGCCGAAAGAGGGGGTTAAAAAACAAACGAATGTTGGACACAAATATAAAGAATTTATTTATATTTGGAAGAAATAGAAATAGAGAAAAAGGAATTAAATAGTATTTATTATATTTATAGTAAAATAATGATAGAATCTATTGCTGATATAAAACACACTTATTATATTAACTTGGAAGAGAGAAAAGATAGAAACCAACATGTACAAGAGCAGTTACAAAAAATAGGTATTGAAAATCCTACAAGATTCAAAGCCATTAAATTGGAAAATGGAGCGATAGGCTGTAGTATGAGCCATCTTCAATGTATTAAGCAGGCGAAAGAACAAGGGTGGCCTCATGTCTTCATTTGTGAAGACGATATTTTATTCTTACAACCCAGTTTTTTTGCTAGACAACTGAATAACTTTTTCTCTCATCATAAAGATGATTGGGATGTTGTTTTGATAGCAGGAAACAATATTCCCCCTTATAAACCAGTAGACGACTATTGTGTTCAAGTCATCCATTGTCAAACGACAACCGGATATATTGTGAAGGAGCATTATTATGATACCTTACTAGAGAACTATAAAACCGGAATTCAAAAGCTGATGTTAAACCCGACTCAAGGAATCCAATATGCTATAGATAAATATTGGTTTGAGTTACAAGCGATACACCGTTGGTTCCTTATTACTCCTTTAACAGTTACACAGAGAGAAGATTATAGTGATATAGAAAAAAGGGACACCAATTATTCGAGATTATTGCTAGATTTAGATAAAGTGGAATGGTTAAAACAACAGCAAGAGTTTATCAGGCAACATGAAGAGTTTATGAAGCAGCAGCAAGCAATGGCTAATCAATCTGGAATGGGAATGAAATTTTTATAAACAATTAATGTTTCACTTGTAAGATGACTTTAACTCCTTTAATAAAGTATCAGTATTTTTAGAGTTAAATGCCGAGGATGCATGAATTCTGTGTTTTACAAGAACCTCGGGAATATTATAAAATTTTTTTCCTTGTTTCCAAAGTCGTAACCATAAATCATAGTCTTCGTAAAAATCCATAGTATTCCAATAACAATCCGTTTTTCGAATAATAGCACTACTATTGATAACTGGATTTTCTTGTAAAAAAGAAATATTGGATAAATCACCTGTTGGTATAGCAGGAACAACTCCAGAAAATCGTTCACCAAAATAGATGCATTGTGTTCCAATAACATCATAATGTAAAAAAGGCACCTGTTTTTCTAGTTTGTTTGGAAGCCAAATATCGTCCACATCTAATAGGGCAACATGGTCATAGTTGCATAATTCTAACATTTTATTCAAAGTAACAGATTTCCCCTTCAATTCAGGATAATCAACTACCCGAATTCGTGGATCATTGAACTCATATTCTTTTGCCAATAAATAAACAATAGAGTCACTAGGATGTCCGTTTATACCAATAATGAGTTCCCAAGACGTATATGTTTGATTAATAATAGACCAAACAGAGTCATCTATGTATTCAATACCGTTATAAATAGGCATTAAAATGCTAATCATAGTTTATACATATAATAAGTAATTCTTTATATGTATAAAAACGAATCTTTTTATTTTTTATTTTTTTATTTCTCATTCATATTTTTTCCATTTTTCTAAGCTAACACTCGCGTAAATACAAACCAACAATCATAATTTGAATTATTTTCTCTTACCAAAGAAAATTTATCCATATCAGAAAAAACACAATCAGCAATAATCATCTGGTCATCTTTCACTAAATAATCATTATCAAAGTAAAGCTTTAATTTACTTTCAAAAGTAGTAGCCCACCATTCAACATTTTTCAAATGTGTAAGAAAAAATCCACCACCAATAGAAATTTGTAGAGGAGGAATTTCTTGCATAGGAAGACCTTTTTCATTCTTATTCAAAATTAATCCTTGCAAATATCCTAAAAAGTTGTCATCTAGATTGACTAAGGAATAATATATCTTTGTTTTTTCTAACTGAGACATAGTATCCGAATTAGGCCATTTTTTTAATAACTCTTTGTTATATAGTAAATACGGCTCTCGGAAATAACCAATATCTATCCAGCCATAAAAAACGTCTTTATTATCTTCTTTAGAAGAGAGAAAAAATCTTTCATGTATCGTATTTTGAACAAAGAAGATTTTCTCACACCATAGCATGTTGACTCTCCAATCTACTTTGTCATTTAAATACACGTTTTTCCTATGATTTTTTTCAAAGGGTTCTTTATACTTATACATATAAAAATCACTAGACTCTTTTATCACGAGTTTTATTCGTGGGTTATTACAATAATACAATAGATTTTTCTTGGATGCTTCATCCGTATAAATAACTAACTCATAATTTTGAACCGTAGTTAATAATGTGTCCATCCATTTATAATATACACTGGGGTCAAACTTTGCCTTGAATTCATACCAACAAGTAGAAAATATAACTTTTGTCATTTACTATTTGTAAAGATTAGTATTTAATATATTATATCCACAATAATAACTTAAAATACTATTTTACTATAAAATAAAAAGATGAATTTACCTAATCAAACCGAGTATGTCTTGTTAATCATGAATTGCACGCAATATAAGTGGAAAGCTGAACAACAAAAGACAATGTGGATACCGCAAGTATTTTTTAATAATAATAATGAATTAGCGAATAATAAAAAAATGACTTACTTTCACGTAAGAGGAGACCCTAGTTTAAAAGAAGAGCATTCTCTAGATAATGAAAATAACATTTTGCTTGTAAAAGTAGAGGATGATTATAATTCATTGCCAAAAAAAGTAGTAGCAGCCTTTCAAGCAATTTCTAGCGAGTTCCCTTATTTAAAATATATTTTTAAAACAGATGATGACCAAGAGTTAAAAAATCCTAAATTTTTCGACATGTTGATTCAAATTATTACTAAGAAACAACCGAAGTTGTATTATGGAGGTCATATTGTGAAAGTTCCACAAGGATATATTTCACAATATTATAAAATTCATCCAGAATTACCAATCGATTTGAAAGTATACCCAGGAAATTACTGTAGTGGTCGATTTTATTTTTTATATATAGCAGCGATTCATAGTATTTTAAAGCCAGAAATTAGAAAGAAGATAGAAGAAGAATATTTGGAAGATTATGCGATAGGACAACATTTAGAACAAGAATACAAAGTGGAATGGAGAATGCACGACCTTCCTACAGACCTATTTTTTTCTGATTTTTGTTAGAAATCAAATTTTTCTCATTTGTATATGTTTACAAATAGTATTATCACCTAAATGACTTTTACCACAACGACAAGTTAGAGGCAGATTTTCTAAAGGCGTGTCAAAATATTGTAAAAACATGGAAGTACCACCAACATTATCAATATTAATGTGGTTAGCATACTGACCTTTGTTTACAATAGGGTCTCTAACAATGATATCAAAATCTAATACACATATTTTTATATTATCAATCTCTATAATTTTATTTGTATAAGATATACCATCTAATATAACCGATTCATTTGTAACGGTATATTTATTTCTAGTAATATAGTTCATTATCGTAACTTGGTCGCTGTAATTATCGTAAGTATATTTCTCCATTAAAGAATACATTTTACTCATGAATAAAAAAGCGGATGGTTTAATCACATAAAACCCCGAACAGACTCCAAATCCCAATATAGAACTACATTCCTTTGGATATGCTTCTGCACCACCAATTTCGGTAGAAATAATAAAATCATAGTTTAAATTTACAATATCCTCAATGTTTTTTTCAACAATAATATCAATATCAATGTGAACAACAGGCTTCTTTACCTCTTTACTAATGGTTAAATTATTATATAATCTAACAACATCCCACCACGCATATCTAAAACCATTCGATAGTTGAACATTACATTCATTAAAAATATGAATAATGCTATTTTTACATGTATCCTGAATGCGTTTTATCCACTTAGGTTTAATAGGTTCATACTTATTACCATAACAAAATGTTGTAATATAAAAACTCATTATATTTTATACATTCTTATAAAAATGTATCTTTATATTATCTTTTATCTAATAAGTAGAAATCTTAACCCAAGAGGAAGATGAAGGAAATAAATCTTTCAAGTTATGTGATGCCATTTTAGGTCCAAACCAGACATCAGGACAACATACTATTTTATGAGGATTCGAATTAAAATAAGCTCCCCACCAGCTAAATGAACTATTCGCAATAATATGATGTTGACAACAACTCATCATGACAACCTGTTTCCAATCTTCTATTTTATCTGATGCCTTTGTAAATATGCACCTAGCCGATTCAAACTCCTTTGTAAGAATGCTAATAGTATATGAAACCACAGGTTCGTCCTCTTGTTCACAAAAATATAAAAAATTTCTAACATTTGTGGAAGAAATAATATGTCTTATGCAATTACGATAGTATTCATAAGGCATAATTGGATGACAATCTTGCAGATGTTTATAGTCTCCTAGCCGAAAATGCATACTTGCTGTATTTGAAAAGTTATAAGTTCCATCATATATTTGTTTTATGAGTGCTTGTTGTTCTTCAACATGAATTAACTGTGATATTTGTGAATAATATTTTTCAAAATATCTGGCACTTTGAAAATAACCATGTAAACAAATAGTATTTGCAGATGTTTTCATATCTTCTGGAATACTAGGAAGTGGATTGTATTCAAATCCATACTCTCTTACTTGAACTTGATTTTGTAAAGGGTTGCTAGTAGTATACCTTAATAAAGGTAGTAAAAAGGAATTCCAATAAGTAGGTCTCGTGGTAATACTAGGTGAATTAGCATCATATGAAAATAAAAAAGGAACATCGTTTTCAATTGAGTAGGCAATCGTGGCAAAAATCTGGAATAACTGATTTCCTAGACCACCTTGTATATAACAGGTTACAACCATAATATATAGTAGATAGAATGTATCTAATATATATTTTATTATTTATTATTATCAAGGTTTCTTATTCTAAAACTCAGCATTAAATTCAAAAGTATCATCAGCTACTGTCTTTGTAGCAAGAGCATAAGCATCCACGCGTTTTTCAAAGAAATTTGTCTTGGAATCTAGCGAAATCAATTCCATAAAGGCAAATGGATTCGTTGTATTGTAAATCTTGTCATACCCTAGTTGAAGTAACAAGCGGTCAGCCACGAATTGAATATAGTGCGTCATCTGCTGACTATTCATGCCAAGTAGACGACAAGGCAATGCCTCACAAATAAACTCTGTTTCAATTTCAACTGCCTCCTTGATAATTTCATACACCCGAGACTTGGCCACCTTTTTAACTAACTTGCTATAGAGTAAAATGGCAAACTCGGTATGAAGTGCCTCATCTCGTGAAATTAGTTCATTCGAAAAGCAAAGACCTTGTAACAAGCCCCGCTTCTTTAACCAGAAAATACTACAGAAAGCTCCAGAGAAAAAGATGCCTTCTATGCAAGCAAATGCGATTAACCTAGTGGCAAATGTGCTACGATTATCATTAATCCACTTCTTAGCCCAATCCCCCTTCTTCTTAATGCATGGAAAAGTCTCTAGAGCATTTAACAAGCGAAACTTTTCAGCTTCGTCTTTAATATAGGTCTCTATTAATAGCGAATAAGTTTCAGAATGAATATTTTCCATCGCAATTTGAAATCCATAGAAAGCTTTTGCCTCAGAGGATTGCACTTCCACCATGAATCTTGCGCCTAGGTTCTCTAGGACGAGGCCATCACTAGCAGCGAAAAATGCCAATATAGATGAAATAAAATATCTTTCGTCAGGAGTTAAGCTAACCCAATCAGCCAAATCTTTTGATAAATCAATTTCTTCAGGACGCCAAAAACAGTCTATCTGTTTCTTATACATTTTCCATATATCTTGGTCGGCAATTGGGAACATTACGTAGCGACTATCGTCAGGGGTTAAAAGGGGTTCTACAATACTCTTGGACATCCTAAATAATATATAGTGGAGATTTTAAACTTTTTACAAAATAGAATTAAAAAAAGTATTTTATAGTAATATATGGTTGAACCCGCAAATAGTAAATTTAACATTAAAGAAGAATATGAGCTGGATGTTTCTACTATTTATGAACGAGAGAAACAACTCGCCAATTTGGAGGAACAGATTAAGCAAAAACGAGAGTTCCTTTTAGACAAACGAAAGATATTGGTTCAGGCGAAGGAACAGAATAAGTTTTTAAAAGATGTTCAACAAGATTATCAAAAGTATTATCAGTATATTGTGGATGAGAAACAAAGACAGACCGAGGCTTTTACAAAGTTGAACGAACATTTAGACCGAATTATTGTTAGTGGACAATTGACGGAAAAGGAAGTGGCGCAATCGAAAAAGGACCAGAAAACGATTTTAAAAGAATTGGACGGAATTAAACGAGGATTGAACAATATTATAGAAGAGTCCAAATAAATAATCTTCTTGTAATATAATAAAGATGGCTGATGAAGAAGATATTATTATTGAAGATTTTAAAGATAAAAAGAAATCACTTATACATGATGACGCAAATTGGTCTACCTTGGACACTTTGCTTAAAAAAGCAACAGCAATAGACGATTACTTAAAAGAAAAAGTCGGCAAACAAAATAGATATACGGACTTGGCTAAGAAAAAGATTGCTGCTATTAAAGCACAATACACAGCTTTAAAAAACCGAATGAATCAGTATAAACAAACGATTGAGCAATATGAATCGGACAAATTTGTATCTGAAACAAAGATTACTGAATTGACACAGAAAGTTACAGATAATGAAACTAAAATAGATGAATTAACAGAAAACGCAGAGGCATTTGATGCTGATGGAGAAGAAAAAAAAAGACAAATTGAAGAGCTTACGAAAGCGGTTGAACGACTTACAGAAGAGAACGAACAACTTAAACAACAAATTACAGATCTTAAACAACAGCTTGCTGATAAACAAGCTATTGAAGAAAAATTAAATCAAACTATAATAGAAAAAGATCAGGAAATCGCAATACTTAAAGGTGAAGCAGAAACATTAAAAACACAAGTTGATGAATTACAAAGAGAAATTCAAGATAATGGAACTGACTCAGGACAAAGAATAGAGCAACTTATACAAGATAAAGCTGATGCCGAAAAAGAAAAAACTGAAGCTCAAGCTTTAATTGCAACATTAGAAGCCGAAAAAGAACAACTACGACAAGAGAAAGAGCAACTAGCACAAGACAAAGCCGCTATTGAAGCAGATTTAAAAACACAGCAAGATGAAGTGACTAGACTTACTGGTTTGATTACAACCCTTGAAGGAGAAAAACGTGAACTTGAAGCTAGAGCAACTGCAGCAGAAGAAGCTGCCGAACAATTGAGGAATCAACTGGAACAAGTAACCGCACAAAAAGATGCTTTAGAAGCTGAAAAAGCAGCATTAGAAGCCGAATCTGCTCAATTATCTGAAAAAATCGAATCTATACGAGCTAGTTTATTAGCTCTACACAAAGATGAATATAATACTCTAGTAGATAAATTAAATGAAATATTAGCTGACGGTGACCTACCCGATGATGGTAATGGAGGTGGAGGAGGAGGAGGTTCTCCTCTTTCCAGTCAAAGTAATTCTTTATTAGGAGCAAATTCTTTTCATCTTCCTCCTCCTGGTGTTAATCAACTATCAGGTAAAGCATCATCATCATCTGCGGCAGCCGGAGGAGAAGGAGAAGGAATAAAAGTTCCTTTTGATGACAAAGAAAAGAAAGCTGCTTATGATATTGATTCTGAAGTGTCAGGTCAACAATCCCCTCAAGATAATAGGAGATTACCTACACCAACAAGAAAAAGCAATGCGCTTAATATTCAGGGAATTAAAGCTGGCAGTCTTGTAAATAATCGTCCTAATAATCTCACTTCTGATGGTTTGCTTACTCGTGAAGCCATTGAGGAAAAGAGAAAACAAGCACAAGAGCGTGCAGAGAAAGATGAAGCCGCAAGGAATTTTGCAAAGACGAAACGAGAAGAAACTCAAAAAAAAAACGAGCCCGAAGAAAAATCTATACAAGCAACATTAATGGAACATGTGCGACCAGGAACAATAGTATATGTCAAACAGATAGGAAGTAATGATTATAAAAAAGGGCAAGTTGTTGGTGTTGCTTCTCCATCTAGTGATAATACTGCGGTTATGGTATCTTATTTTAAAAATGATGGAACTGGAACACTTGATGCGAGTAACGCACCAAGCCAAGTAAGTTATAAAAGAATTAAATATATACCAAATACAGCAGGAATACCACTAAGGACAATAAGTGGCGGTGCTTATAAAAGTAAGAAATACAGAAAACTTCTTAATAAAAAATCCAGAAGATCCAATATCAAAACCAATAATAAGAAGATAACAAAGAAAAGAAAAAATATGCGTGGTGGATTTATTGCTAATTACAAGACACCCTCTTCGTCCAAGGGAAAAACAAAAAAGGTAAAGAAATCATCTAGCGGTAGCAGTGGCAGTTCAAAGACGACTACTAGTTCAAAGCGATAAAAGCCCGCGTAGTCCAGGCATATGATTACACGGTTGTGGCCAGAGACCACATATTTCCCTATACTTTATAGATGATAGCATACACCTCTTTAACAAGACTTGTTGCCTTTTTTGAAATACTTTCTTCCATGCTCGTTGTATAATCCTTATCCAAAAGGTTTTAAGAATAGCCACTCTCTCACCACCGCGCAATTCTATCATTTGTCCTATTTCCAATTTAATATAATCAAACCGTGACGCAATGACAGGATAATTGCGAATAAGAGGATGCGTTAACAGCTTGGGTTCCGTTGTTTGAAACATAAACTCATAACTATCTCTGTATTCTAGCAGAAACTCATCTAGTTCATCGACTCTAGAAGTAATGACTAAATAGTGACCTAGAACATTCGGGTCACTAACATTTTTAATATAACCGTGCAAGAGCGGATGAAATAATTCACATAATAATTGTTTATACACCATACCGAATAAGATATTATTACAGTCTTATTTATAAATAGAATTATAATTCAATTTTTTATATATTTTTGTATAATAATATATAAATGAAACTTCCGCGATCTATTTCCAAGTTATTACAAAACAAGATAGTTTTATACATTGTTTTCTTTTTAGCATTAATGATGCTTTTTAATTATATGATGCTTGGAAACAATACTGCCATTGCTATGTTCATTTTAATTGGCTTCTTGGCAAGTAGATTTAGCAAAAATATGATTGTTATCCTTGTCATTCCTCTTGTCCTTACTTTTTTGTTCATGATGGGCAACAGAATGAGAGAAGGATTTGATACCGCAGCACCCTCTACCCCCACGGGAACAACCGCTAGCCCTTCTGCGGGAACAACCCCTACAGGGACAACAGCCCCTGCTACTAGTGCTCCTCCTACGGCAACAACAGCTCCTGCCTCACCTTCTTCTAATCAATCAGAAACATTTCCTTCTTCAAGCACCACAGGGACTTCAACTTGCGTAAATGGAAAAGATTCTATCAGTGGCATGCCGTGCACATCTGAATCTATGTCCACCATGTATAAAAAGGACAATCGTTTAGATTATGCTGCCACAGTTGAAGATGCTTATGCTGATTTAGACAAGATTTTGGGAGGCGATGGCATTAAGAACCTAACAAGTGATACCCAAAAGTTGATGGAACAACAAACGCAATTGGCTAATGCTATGAAGGGAATGGCCCCCTTGTTAGAGCAAGCCAAGGGCATGTTGCAAGGATTTGACTTGAAGAACTTAGATGGTTTAGCTTCCATGGCAAAGAACTTCGGTTCAGTAGCAGCACCAGCTAATTAAACCCACCACTATTATTATTTATAGTCATATAATATAAATAATACAATGTCAAAATACAGAAAAGTATGTCCACCAGGCGTCATCTGTTTTGAAAATGGCACCCTTGTATTCATTGTCATTTTACTATGCGCTGTTTTATTTATGGTAATGAAACCACAAGAAAAGCAATCTGTGAATCAACAGGTAGTAGTTAAGGAGCAACAACAAAGACCCCTCTTTTCTTGGTTTCCTAATTATCCTTATTCGAACTCACCTTATGAAGGCAGGGATGTTTATTCAAATCCTTACACACCTCCATTGAGAGATGAGCGATACTTTGTTCCTCAAACTCAAGCAATTCCTATTAATGTTTCTACGAATATTGGTGCTGTGGATACGAGCTATCGTCAGGTGGGTATTCTTACACCGACAAACGGTAGTGAGAAGAAGATTCTGCCACTCATGGGCCGACCTTTATTTGTGAATCGCGATAAATGGCAGTACTACACCATGTCAGACCAGAACAATAGTATTAAGCTTCCCATTGTTAGAAGCGGTAAGAGTTGCACAAATGAATATGGATGTGATAAATTGTATAATAGTGATACAATTTATGTAGAAGGATACAATGAGGCGTTTAAGGTAACTACTTATGATAATGATACTATTCGGTATATACCGTTTTTATAAACCTTTATCTTGTTCTTCCTTTTTTTTCAGTTCCTCCTCTGATTCAACCGCAGTAGATAACTCTGTGTTATCAGCTACGGGTCCCTCTCCATTAGCTGTTGCTAGTTGTTCCTGTTCCTCTTGCTCTTGAATTGGAGTTTGTTGCTCATCAACCACTGGTCCTGCTGCTGCTACTGGTCCTTCTCCTCCTTGCTCATTTGCTAATACTTCTCCTCCTTGCTCATTTGCTAATACTGCTGCTGATGCTTCTCCTCCTTGCTCATTTGCTAATACTGCTGCTGGTTGTTGTAATTCTTCTTCTTTTGTTTCTTCTTCACCTGGTAGTTTTGTTCCATCATCTAATTTCTCTCCTTCTACTTCTCCTTCTACTTCTTTTTTCTCAATTACAGGTGCGAGATCCTGATTTTGAGACGCTAATTCATCTTCACCTTCATCTTCACCTTTGTTCTCGCCTTGACCTTCGACTTCACCTTTGTTCTCACCTTCGCCTTCGCCTTCAACTTCGCCTTCAACTTCACCTTGAGGCAATCCCTCTTCTTCAGCCTTCTTCTTTGCTTCAGCCTCTGCTTTTTCCTTATCTGCAGCATTTTGTTGATCCTCAGCTGCTCCCTCAAGACCTTGATCAGGATCTTGGACCTCTTCCCCAACTTCTCCTTTACCATTTAAATGTTTTCCAATATATTGAAGAACTTCGCTGAAGCTAACATTATCTAATGGATTAGGAGCTCCACCTCGTTGTCTCAATGTTTTCCTTGATAAATCGTAAATCGCATTCTTTTTTCTAAATGTTCTTCTTTTATTTCCCCGAGCCCCTTTTTTCTTGTATCGCTTAAGACTCTGCTTTTTCTTATTCAACAATTTAGATAGTTTTCCTTTAGTGAGTTTCATTGTTCTTATTATATATAAATATTTGATATTTTAATTTATATACTTATATTAGTTTAGTGAATATGACTACCATGAATATTTCTTCTCAAAGTATGGCAGGTTCTTGTACGTCAAAGTGCATGTTTTCATTTAATTATTCGGAATCCAATGGTGTTACAGCTCAAAATAATGGGCAAAATATACTATTAACCACACAATCAAATTCAACTACTCCACCAGTTCTCTACAATAATGTGAAGTATAACTTAGTAATTAATTCATTAATATTTCCATCTAGTCATTTATATAATGGGTCTCAAGCCAGCGGTGAATTAGTATTAGTTCACCAGCCAGTAGCAGGTGGCTCTTATCTAATCGTTTCTATTCCTATTAATACTACAGGTGCTGCATCTAAAGCAACTACTATTGTAAATAATATTATAGATGCTATCTCAACGGGAGCAAATACATCAGGGCATTCAACGAATAAAATTCCTGATTTTAATTACAATGATATTGTGCCTATGGCTCCATTTTACAGTTATACAGATGAAAATAACTGGACATGGGTCTGCTATGGTATTAAAAACGCAATCACAATTGATACAAGCCATTTGCGGACTATAAAAAAATGCGTTAAACCTAATACGGACACTGTCAAATCAGGTCCTTCTCTCTTCTTAAACTCGGAAGGACCTACTAGTGATACCGGTGTTGGGGGCGATATTTATATTGATTGCCAACCAACCGGTAACTCTGAAGAGGAGGAAAATGTTCAAATGAACAAAACGGCATCAATCACTTCAGGTATACCTGATTATGTCTTCTTTTTTGTCCTAATATTTATTATATCGACTATTGTATTTTTTGTTATTATTATGGGGTCGAACAAGCTTCTTACCTTTGCTTCTGCAGGTATGTAATAATTATTTTTATTTTTATTTTTATTTTTATTTTATAAGAATATATTTCTTATAAAATTTATCTTATTTTGGCACCACCTTTTCCAAAGGTGGTATTTTGGCACCACCTTTTAAAAAGGTTATTTAGATAACCCCTTGGTAATTCAAGGGAGCCGCATCATATAAGTTATCTAAAATTGGCGTGTAAGAAGGAGCTGAACCCATCAATTCTGGTCCAGCCTTAGCAGGAGCCATCTTTTTCACCATTTCTTGCTCTAAAGTATAAGGGAACTGATTATAATAACTCAATTGAGTTGCCTTTTTTTGTTCCGTCGGCATATATCTTTCTAAACCATAGGTTCCAGTGGTCATGGTGGAACGGCGAATCAAGTCGAATGCCACGAAAAATCCAATAACACCTAAAACTGGATTGGCATACAAAAATAGGCAAATGGCAATCAATATGACAAAGACCTTTCCATAAACGGTATCTATCATACCAGCCAATGGTTCAGGAGTTTGGTATCCCATTACTAAATAAATAAGGAATAAGAAAATGAGTACGACTTGCCCGACATTCTCTTTTTTAAACAAATTGGCAAAAGTATCCATATATCATTATGATAGATTATATTCTTGTTTTCTTATTATTTTTTTATAAAAGAATTGAAATAAAAAAGAAGTAAATATTGCAGACTTAATATAAATAAATAACATGCTAAATACCTATCTAGGTCAAAAAGGATATACTATTATTAAAAAGGAGCTGACGCCAGAACAAATTCATTATATTGAGCGAAATCTTACCATTACACCTGTCACCCAAGGCGCGGTAAAACAACAACAAACCAGTTATCCTGTATACAGGGAATCGCCTAATAAATACTATCTTCCACGCTATTTTGGAACAAATAACTTTGGTCCAGCAAAAGAAAATAAACTTTCTCAAGGTGAAGATATAAATATTCCTTTTGCGGGTGATCTAAGAGAGAACCAGAAGCCTGTTGTAGCCACATTTCTAAGTTATCTTGAAAAGAACCCTGATTTGGGTGGCGGTTTATTAGAGTTGCCGTGCGCTTACGGAAAGTGCTTAGGTAAAGATACAGAAATCATGTTACATGATGGAACTATTAAACTAGTGCAAGATATTGTGGTGGGAGATACTCTTATGGGTGACGATTCAACCCCCAGACGAGTTTTATCATTAGCAAGAGGTAGAGAGATGATGTATAAGGTTTGTTCTAAAAAAGGAGATGGTTATATTGTGAATGAAAGTCACATATTATCTTTGCGATGTTCTACAAATCATAGCAATACATTAAAGAAAGGAACTGTCATTGATATGCCTGTATTAGACTACCTTAATTTACCCAAAAGTTTTCATGGAAGAGGAGGTGTTTTATATGGATATCGTGTGCCTACACTATTCGAAGAAAAAGCAGTAGAAATCGACCCATATTTGTTTGGATATTGGTTAGGTGATGGCTCTAGTAGACATGCCGGAATTTCAACGCAAGAATCGCGTGTTATTAAATATATGGTAGATTGTTTTAAGACAAAACATACTTCTTTATATTTAAAATATACAGGTCGACAATATGATTATCGAATTAATTCTCTCAAAAATAATAATATATTGGTCGATTTTCTTAGAAAGCATAATATTTTAAATAATAAACATATACCCCATCATTATAAGTGTAATAGTCGACCAATTCAATTAGCTTTATTAGCTGGTATAATAGATTCAGACGGATATTATTTCCAGAATTGCTATGAAATCGTTCAAAAAAATGAACGCTTGTTAGATGATATTATATATTTAGCTAGGTCTTTAGGATTTTGGGCTTTTAAGAAAAAAGTGACAAAAACGTGCACAAATGCTCCCAATGGTCCTAAAAAAGGAACTTATTATTTGACCAATATTTGCGGTTCTGGATTAGAAGATATTCCAGTAGTCTGTCAGAGAAAACAAGCACATAAACGACGACTTATTAAAAATATATTGAATTATAGAATAAAGTTAGAAAAACTAGAAGAAGATGATTACTATGGCTTTGAAATAGATGGCAACAGACGATTTGTATTAGGCGATTTTACCGTAACACATAATACTGTTTTATCATTAAATATATGCTCACAAATTAAAAAGAAGACGCTCATTATCGTGCACAAGGAGTTCTTGATGAATCAGTGGATAGAGCGAATAGGTCAGTTTCTTCCAACAGCAAGAGTGGGAAAAATCCAAGGCCAAATCGTTGACATTGATAACAAAGATATTGTCATTGGAATGCTTCAATCACTCTCTATGAAGGAATATCCAGCATCCACCTTTGAATCCTTTGGCTTGACTATTATTGACGAGGTGCATCATATATCGAGTGAAGTCTTTTCATGCGCCTTGTTCAAACTAGTGACTAAGTATACTTTAGGTCTCTCTGCTACGATGAATCGAAAAGACGGGACAACGCATGTATTTAAAATGTTTTTAGGGGAAGTTGTTTATAAAGGAACGAGAGAGGAGGAACACGCAGTCACAGTTCGTGCTATTGATTATGTATCGGGTGACGAGGAATTCGCCGAAGTCGTCACTGATTATAGAGGGAATGTTCAATATAGCACAATGATTTCCAAATTGTGCGTTTATAATCGCAGAAGTGATTTTATTCTGCAAGTGCTGACCGATATGTTACATGAGAATGGAAAACAACAGGTGATGATTTTAGCGCATAATAGAAATTTGCTGACTTATTTATACGACGCAATTAAACACCGCAATATTGCTACAGTGGGATATTATTTAGGAGGGATGAAAGAACCCGCGCTAAAAGAGAGCGAAACGAAACAGGTGATTATTGCTACCTATAGTATGGCGGCCGAGGCGCTCGATATCAAGACACTAACGACCTTAATTATGGCTACGCCTAAAACGGATATTGAACAAGCAGTAGGGCGTATTTTAAGAGAGAGACACGGATCGCCTGTTGTGGTAGATATTGTGGACGAACATTCCACATTTAAGAATCAGTGGGCAAAGAGAAAGTCATTCTATAAAAAACAGAATTATAGAATCATTCACGGGTCGAACATAGGATATACGCCAGATATAACAAAATGGAAAACAGAGGTGGTTCCTAAAGACACTAGTGGGGGTGAAGGCAAATGCCTTATCTCACTCAAGAAAAAAGTGTAATATTAATTCCACAATTGGAACCCTCTATTAGTATTGTGGTTATAGTTATCAATGCCATTTACTGTTCTAGAGAGCCAGTTCATAGGAACGGGATTTGCCAGTGCACTTAAACTGGGTGGCAAAGTTCCGCCGGTAGAGTAACTAGGAGTATCAGGAATATTTGAGCCCCATTGATTGTAGCCACCTCGTTGTCTAAAGGTTTTTCTTTTTCCTCCTTTCATTCTTCTAGCCCGAATTCGTTTACATTTTGATAATTGCTTTTGTAACTTTTTAAGAGTGCGTCTTTTCCCCGCGTTCATTTTCTTATATTTACTGACTATATTTTTTATTTTTGACAACAATTTTCTTGTATTGCACTTAACAATTCCACCAGTCTGATTGCTACCGAATCCACCTCCAAAATGGGAATTATCTGGATTTACTAATGCTTGATTGACATTAGAAGGAACAGCAGGATCTGAACCTGCTCTAAATTGAGCGGGATTCATTTGATTCATCTTATTATAATACTATAATAATAGAAAATAAAAAAGAAAAAATATAGAAAGAATTGAACTAATTAAATATAAGTATTCCTACAGATAGTTAACAAAGATGATATTGACAGAAGTTTCTTTTTCAGAACTAGTATTTGGTGAAGAGTATTATGTGCTTAAAAAGCATATGTGGAACCAGGAAGAGTTGCATCGTATTGAAGGATATTATGGAACATACGATGGCTCAATTATGAATCATGAAACCGTGCTGCGTTTTACGCGCGTTCATAAACAAGGACGCGTATTTGGAATGGAATTGATGCCTATAGAGAACTGCACATTTTACACAGTGACTAATAAATTGCTTAAGGAAGTCTTTCTTGGTAATATTATGCCTTATATTTGAAACAACCAATAAAAATAAAAATAAAAATAATATTATTATAGTATAATAATATGGACCCAATACCACCTGCTAGTATGTTGGTACCTGTAAATAATTTTAAAGCAGCGATATCTAACCCTGATGGAACTTTTGAGGATATAGATAATAGATTTGATGAATTAAAACGGTCTACTTTTGGGGAACAATTTCAAAAAAATCCAAATCATAATTTTTTAAATTTGGTGAAAGATACACCTAAAAACAACAAATTCTGGAAGCAATTCTTAGATGAAAATCCTTGGTTAAATCCTTCTCCTTCTCCTTCTCCTCCTCCTCAATTTAGAATAATACAAAGCGATGGAGGAGTAACGGGGAAAAGTGTTAATCGGTTTGCATCACCATACATGGTACCAAGAGATACTAGAGTAATAGGAACAAGAATGGCAGATGCTGGTATTAAACCGCGAGGCACAGCAGCAAGAGAAGCTCTTTTAGAAAGACAACAAAAAAAGTTAGCAGATGAAAAAGAAGAAGCTGACGCAAAGGCTGCAGGAGGAGAAGTATATGCAGATTATTTGAAAAAAAAAAGACCATGGTATAAATTTTGGGGGGGAAAGAAAGAGAGAAAGTCTAGAAAACAAAAGAAACAAAGAAAATCTAGGAAACAAAGAAAATCTAGAAAATACAGAAAAAATTGAAGAATAAAATGTTGAAAGGTAGTATTAGTAAATAGAAATGCCAAGCCTTAGAGAAGGAGACCTTGTTTCCGTAACTGATATTATTACTTTCCCTTGTAAACCAGTATTCACAGGACAATTAGTTTTGATAAGCAATGACCTTGTTACTCCACAAATGCCACAATATGGACGAGAGCGAAATCATTTTGTCAAGCCAGATGATAAATCTATTTATAAAGAGATTTTGTTACAAGGTTGGCATATTTACTGCCAGATTCACGATAAATTACAGCGATGTGTTATCACAAGTATTTCAAAAGAATCGAATCATTTAACAGTAGAAATGTATGACCCGGATGTAGGCTCCGTACCTTATGGTAGTCAATACACAATTACTTTTGATAATATCGAATGTATTCTTTTGTATAGCAAAGGATATACACTTACTAAAGTGTAAACTAACGAATCGATTTATAGATACACATATTTAATATCATGGTGTGGTGAATTATAAACATGTATATGTAATTTTTTCAAATTATATGTTACAATATAATTATTCCATATAGTATGCAAATTGGGAAAGTTATAATCATCCATAATTAATATAGTTCCTTGTTTAGATAATCTGTATGAATTTATAATATCACAACTAGCAACTTCTGTGGAATGTCCTCCATCTATATGTATTAAATCATAAGTATCATTCACATTTTGTAATGTTTTTGTGCTATCACCAATTGTTATATGTATTCTATCACCAAATGTTTCTCTCAATTTTTGGTAACAAGGTATTGTATATTTATGGTCTCCTAAATCAAAGCAAGATATAGAAATCGTTGGATTAGACAAAAGCATTAACAATGTTGAAAATCCAGAATTAAATCCAATTTCCATCACAGTTTTGATATTTTTATTTAATACCATATTGCTTATATTTTTTGCTTTATTTACATATTCATCTGTATAATCAGTTGTGTGATGTAACATAAATATATTTCCTTCTAATAATTCACCACAATTATGAATAATTGGTAATAAAAATTCATCAATATATGTTTTTGTTTTATTTATATTATTCTTTATAGTAAAATCTTTTAACTTATTCAAAAACATCTGCATAGCCACTATTTTATGCTCATAAATACCGGGTCCTCCCGGAAAATGATGTATAACTTTATCACTATAAATATTTGTATCATTATTTACAACAAGCGAGTTTAAAATCTTATTGTTATATAAATTATATTTGAAAGCATTATATATTATGTATGGTTGGTCATAAGCAGAGAACTCATAAGGTCTTTTAATAATATCTTCATTTATCTTATCAAATAACTCTTTTATTTTTTCACAATTATGAAATAATAGTATTCCACTAGTAAATGCTGTTTTATCCTCATAATTATTTACTTCATCGCCAAATAACACTGTCCCCCAATAATCTGCCTGGCTATATATTATACCCTCTTCCAATACATATAAAATATCGTCTTTACAAACATTGAATACTTTATGGATATCATTCTTTATTAAAATATCAGTGTCTAAATAAAGTATTTTATTATAATTTCTTACAGAGGGTAAATTAAATAAATCTAGTCTTGCCTTGCACGCTTTATCAATATTATTGTATGTATCATTTATTTCAAACTGTATTTTTTCATTATTAAATAGATGACTTTGTTTAATTATATTCATAAATGGGGTAGAAGTATAAACTAATATATTCGTATTCTCATCTAGATTGCCATAGATAAATATACTTTCTAAAAGAAGAAAAAACATATCAATATATTTTTCTTGATTGAAAACACAACAAAAAATACAATTCATTTTTATGTTATCTAATGTATATCATTATTTATATATTAATTCATTACATATTATGTATATACTATTTACAGATTCTATGTAAAACTTCACTGGATTAAGGTCTATCTACAGGAGACCCATATCTTTTTGGAGGATAAATATATTTATCCTGTAATAGAGATTAAAAAGTATGTAATAGATAATAATAATGGATAATTTTATGCAATATTATGGAGCGCTTTTATTAGTAACAAATCCAAAAATTGGAACAACCTATATCGTGAAAAAAAAGTATCAAAGTAGTAAGCGGCATACTATTACCTTTATAGGACGCCTTACAAGAATAGAACGGAATGATTCAATTACCTATTTAGGTGCCCGTATTCATAATTTTTATTTTGAAAATATAACGCAATTATATGAATATAAGGTTCCACTGTATAATATAGATTATTTACAAGGACCCTATACGGTATATGAACCCGATAACAGGCATCCCGGAATTCTTTTTTCTGCCAAATTTTTTAGGCGATTGCCTATGTTATCAGACCTTAAACAAGATATCCAAAGATATCATTTTCGCAAGATATTAGTAGAATTCGAAAGAAAAACAGGAATCCCAGAAGATGTTCTTACTAATGTTTTAATCCAATTTCTTTAACCTAAGTTCTTCAAAATGTTCTTAATTAAAGACATTTTGAAGAATTAGGCATGCCTTTACATAGTTTTCCAGGTCATTTTTGACCTGAAGATTAAAGGTTAACTAATGACCTGTTGAGGAACCCACTTCTTAAATTTATGGTTATAAATACATGTCATCTTATACTCTTTCTCCAAGGACACAAATTTATCTAGTTTATCATTTTCAAATTCTTCCTCATCATCACTTTCTTCTAATAAATCGAGGTTCCTATTTTCGCGAATATTTCTAAATAGCGAATTCATGAGAACACTTAACTGATAGCTTGGAATATGAGCGATTCCTAGATATTTTTCACCATCATATATGTGATAAATATCCGTTTGTAAATCAGCCTTAACACGAAAGACATTTTTACTATTATTATTTTTATTGTTATTATTTTTATTGTTATTATTTAATCCGATATTATCTCTCTTATTAAGAAGGTGCGTCTGTTCATTTCCAACCGTATACAAAGTATATTGGTAATCATTAGAACCCCTCATATGAATTTCTTTTACCTTATACAGCAATTCTGTTGTAGTAATCTTGGCACTACTATCTGTTATTAAAGGCAAGCCAAACATATGCATATTTTTCACATAGGAAACCTGCCTGAGTTCGCTATGAAATAAAGCCTTGTAAATCTCTAGCTTTTTTATAAAAGTGGTTGTTTTTGGAACCATGCGTCCTTTGTAATAAAATATATCTTCAACAGAACACCTGTTATAAGAGAATTTCGTGCCATATAAGATGGTTCCATAAGATAAATGGTCGTGAAAACAGGTCTGCACAATTTGAATACCCTTTATTCTTTTATGCTGGTCAATTTCTAAAATAGCACATATATTCTTACTCTTAAACACAGTGAACCAAATAAAGCACTTGGGTCCTTCTGGAATGGCAATAAAATAATCAAAAACTTTCTTATGAATAGATGTATCATAAGAAAGTTCAATGTTCGCTGGAAATGTCTTGAATAACTCTTGCTTCTCGCAATTAGATAACATCCTGATATATAGATAGATATCAATATGTCTTTAATCTCTATTTAGATAAATTCTAAATAGTAGAATATTGCTGAGAGAAAGAATCATTGGAACTAAATTCTTTCGGTTTCTGTTGATTTTTCAAAAATAATTTTAGTTCATTCTTCATTGAATCTGTGTCCATGGCTGTAGGCAATAAATCTGCTAAGGAGGTCGTATTATTATTATTACTAGTGCCTATATTATTATTACTAGTCCCTATATTATTATTAGAAGATTGCTGTATAGTTTGATATATTTTTTCATATTTTTGCGCGGGTGCATAAATTAAATCCTTCACTTTGGGAACCGTCAAGGTTTCTGTAAAAAAATTGAGAAGATGATGAATAAGAAAAATAAGAACGAAACATAGAATAGCTGTTTGAATTGTCCAAAGAATCATGTATTATCTGGATATTAGATTAACAACAATAAAAACTCATTAAGTTCCTTTTTAATCAAACTATTTTCTACATCTTCATCGGAAATAAAATAAAGATCGGTAATCGTAAATCCTTTATAACGATTCTTTTGACTTGTTTCTACAAATTTCTCTCTAAAAGTTCCTTCAATAACCAAATAAAGCAACGAGCGTTTCACAGCGGTTCCATAAAAACAATAATGAAAACAGGTATAGTTTAGCAAGGTGTGTTCTACTGGTATCTGTGAGATATCAGCTATTTCTTCAAAGTGACTATAATCTACTAGTAAATGTTTCCCTGGCAAATAATTCTTCTTGGAAACTACAGGCAAATCTTTTTGCTTAAGTAGCACGAGTAGATTTTCTTTTTCTCTCTCTTTTTCTTTCTTATTCATTCTAAATAATCCCTCTTCACTAATCAATTCGCAATATTCTTTTGTAAAAGCATAATAAGGTTCTAATTCCTCTAATAAAGAGAGAACTTTCTCTGGTGGATAGTCTTCTATGTAAATTCGGCGTTTTGAAACTTTTTCAGTTTCTGTCTTTTTCTGGATACTGCGTTTCTGGTCGCGATAAAAGTTTTGTTTTACAGAAGGAGCCATGGAGTTCATAATACCTTGTATTATATCTTAATGATTATTTGTAAAAACTATTTAAACCTATTTACAACATCTACTTAATTAATGACGAGTAACATTAGTATTAGCATTATCATTGTTGAAAAAATCGGTTCACTTAAACTGTTGACTGTAAAGGATTATAAAGAGGAGGAATTATATAAAAAGTGTGGATTTAAGAAGCCCGACCATTTCGGTCTTCAAACGGAATGGTCTGTTAAAATGGATGGCAGTAAGTATTATGTGTCTTTATACGGAAAGACTGAGGGAAAGGCGAATACGGAAAACAAATATGATTTTCCTCCGCCAGTGGATAGCACACTCTTTTTCGGCAATTGTGCTGTAGTATGTAAGGCTATTGAGTCGACTACAAAAGAGAAAAAACTGGTCTCGATAACACTTCAGCAATGGGACAAGATGTATGAGAAACTGTTTGGGGGATTTGAAGATTTGGCAGCTACGGCACAAGAGGATGAGCTAGAGATAGATGAACTAGACGCAATTCCTGCATCGAAAAAGACAAAGGATGGGTATTTGAAGGATGGATTTGTTGTGGATAGTGAGTCGGATTCCCAGGATGATGGAGGAGATGATGGAGGCGATGAGGAGGATGAAGATGAGACGGAAGACCCATCAGAGGAGGATGAACTAGGTGGATTAGAATTGGAAGATATTGGGTCTGAATTAAGCGAAGAGGAATATACTGATGAGGATTAGCGTCTTCTAGATTTCTTTCCTTTTGTTTTTCTTCTTTTTGTTTTTCTTCCCTTTGTTTTTCTTCTAGACCCCCCCGCCATCTCACCCATTTTTTCTTCAGCTACTCTTGCAGCATTGCGTGTTGGTCTGTCACCATAATGTAATAAATCATATAATTTTTCAAAATCAACTTCTATAAAAGGAGTCATTGTAGAAGGATCTACTATATTTGGCAAAGCTGGGTCATTTTGATAACCCATAGCTGTAGCCACAAATTCATCTTTCCCCTGCGGTTCTCCGTCTAAATAATCCATTAAAGTGGTATTACCTCGTGCTGTATCATATGCTTCAAATATACCTCTAAGAGTAGTAGATAAATACAATTTTTGACCAACTTTAATTACATTTAAAGCTGATGCATGAAATGCATCGAGTGTAATTGGGTCTACATCTCTATCAGCAACACTATAAGAACCCGGATCAACTCTTTTAATATCTAGTCCTCCTGCTACTGCCATTATATGTATAGTATATACATATAATTTAAAAATTGATTATCATATAAATACTAGTTACCAATAGTATAAAATGCGCACCATCGTAAATCCAGACCAATTTAGAAAAAATATTCGTTCCAAGCTACTAGCCATTCTCGGCTCTGAGAAAAAAGCTAATAATTTGGAAACTGGTATTTATAATTATTCTCTAAAAGAAGCCTCCTCTCGCAAAGTAGTCAAGAAGTGGAATAACCCTTACTATGTCCAGCTTTATTGCGACCGCTTACGCAGTATCTTTATTAATTTGAATAGCAGTGAAGAACTCCTAGCGCAAATCAAAGATGGCACTATTAAAGCGCAAGTCGTGGCCTTTATGACCCATCAAGAAATGAATATGACAAAATGGGGCTCGCTAATTGATGCCAAAATGATTCGCGATAAGACAAAATATGATACTGTTATGGAAGCTTCGACGGACACCTTTACATGTCGCAAATGCAAATCGAAAAAGTGTAATTATTATCAGCTTCAAACCAAGAGCGGCGATGAAAGTATGACTACATTTGTCACGTGCTTAGATTGTAGTTCTCGTTTTAAATTTTAAAATCCATCATAAAATAAATAAATAATTTCTAATAATTCTTGATTCTCATCTTGTTCTGCTCTTATAATTTGTTTTTCTATTTCTTCTTTTAATCTATCCATTCGCAGTTCTAACTTTGGATTTAGTTTTTTTCCAAAACAATTTTTATATTTATCAGGATTAAATCGTATAAAAATAAATTTACCTCCATGAATCATATATAAATCATCATAACGAAGTTTCTCATCTTCTAAATCATATCTACTATGTTGATTCTCATCTGTTTCAATACATAATAATGTATTTCCAACTAATTTCCTATGATCTATTCTTCTGCGATGAGTGCAGTCACACCCACCTGTCCATAAAGCTTTGTCATGTTGAAATCCTTCAAAGTTTTCATTGATAAAATCTCTTACAAATATCTCTTTGGTTTTTTTTCTTACCTCAAATACTTTAGGATTATTAGGAAATAAATGCGAAAAACAAGAGGTGCAGTAATAATCATATTTAACATTTCCGCAAGAATAACAATCTTTGTTTTTACATTTATTAGTTATATTTACCATACCATCTAATTTACAATCACTACAGTATTTTGATTTTTCTCCTAAATAATTAAAATGTGCTCTAGATTTACCACAAAAACAATTAAACATCTTTTTTACATCTATCATTCCATCTTTTCTACAAGATGCACAATATTCAGCTTTTAGTCCTTCATAATTAAAACAAGGTTGTGCTTTTTTACAAAAACATCTAGCATGGCGAATATCCATCATTTCTTCGGTCTTACACTTAGAACATGATAATGGTTTACTTCCATAAAAACCAAAATTAGCAATAGTACCACAAGGACATTTATTATCTTTCACATTTATCATTCCTTCCAATTTACATTTTGAACAATAAGCTTCTTTCAATCCAGGCAAATTAAAACAGGGTTTTGCTCTTCCACAAAAACATTTTGTATCATTCACATTAACCATTCCTTCTTCTTTACAGCTAAAACAATAATCAGACTTCAACCCTTCATAATTATAGCAAGGTCTAGCCTTTCCACAAACACATAATTTACATAATAAATTCACCATCCCATCCTCTTTATGTTTCGAACAAAACTTGGTTCCTTTTCCATCTAATTTATAGCCAAATGAGGCTATTAAGCCACAATCCAAACCCTTACACTTTCTATGAGGCATATATACTATACAAGCCTTATATTTAAATGTATTTCGTTCAATCTCCACATCATTTGACATGGAGATTGAACATTAAAATCTGTAATAAATGATACTATCTCTTCCTTTTACACACAATCCTGCTCCACCATTTCTTTAACCAAGTCATCAAATGAACAAGCAGGCACCCATCCTAACTCCATTCGTGCTTTCGTTGAATCCCCAAGCAGCTCTTCCACCTCAGCAGGTCTGAAATATTTCTCCGATACAAATACTAATTCTCTCCCTGTAACAAGGTCATAACCTATTTCATCTAATCCAGAATTCTTCCACGCAATCTGGAATCCTCGCATTAAAAAAGCCTTTTCTACAAACTCCCTAACCGAATGAAATTCATTCGTGCTTAAAACATAGTCATCAGGACTATTAGCCTGTAGAATGCGCCACATCCCCTCTACATAATCCTTAGCATGTCCCCAATCGCGCTTTGCATCCAAATTTCCTAAAACCAGCCTATCCTTCTCTCCCTTTAGAATCATATTAAGTCCCAAGGTAATCTTTCTAGTAACAAAGGTAGGACCTCGTCTAGGAGATTCATGATTGAATAAGATACCATTACACGCGTATAAACCATAAGATTCCCGGTAATTCTTCGTAATCCAATAGCCATACAATTTGGCCACGCCATAAGGCGACCTTGGATAAAACGGCGTCCTTTCAGTTTGCGGGACCTCCTGCACAAGCCCATAGAGTTCCGATGTGGATGCTTGGTAAAATCGCACTCGGTCTTGAATGCCCACAGCGCGGATAGCCTCCAACATCTTTAACACACCGACACCATCTGACTCGGCACAATACTCGGGAATCTCAAAGGATACTTTGACATGGCTCATTGCAGCCAAGTTATAAATTTCTATTCTTCCCACAGAGTGTTCCCCTTTGATATAAGAGAGAATATTGATTAAGCTAGAACCGTCGGTCATGTCGCCATACTTTAACAGAAACCGAGGGTTATTATACAAATGATCGATACGACTCGTATTGATACTAGAACATCTGCGAATAATACCGTAAATAGTATAGCCTTTCTCTAATAGAAGCTCAGCTAGATAAGAACCGTCCTGACCATTGACTCCTGTAATTACCGCTACTGAATTAGATTCCATATAATACTTATTCTTCTCTCTTTATATATTTATTACTTTTTAATTTGTAAAAGATAATAATAAAAAAATTGAACGCTATTTTATGATAATAATAAAAGAAAAACCAAGTAACTATCATGTCTCAACAGTATTACGGTAACGGCGAGTTTGAGTTTATCACCAGCGAGGATTATCGCAAGCTTTACAAAAATATGCACAATGCTATTTCGCAAACAGAATTGTGGGATTGGCTCAAGGTTTATACCCCGCCAGTGAATAAAGGGTTCATGTTTGCTCAAGAACCAGAGTTGGACCGCATTAATAATAAAATGAACGAAGACCCTATTTCAGGGAATCATTCCGGTGCGTCCTATGGCTCTATGATGAGGTCTATGCAATATATTGCCAAACATGGTTATGAGAGATTCAAGCAAGAAGTGCTACAAAATAATTAATTAACTCATAGGCATCTTCATGACAAATCGACAGATTAACATCATGATAATAGTAAATACGAGTGCGTGTGTAGCAGCAACCACTACTTTAGAGCCTCGGGGAGGAAGGCTTACTAAGATTCCAGGCGTTAACAAGAAGAAAAGGAAAAATGATAGCAAGCACATTACAACGCAGCTCATTCTTAGTTATATACTAGCTAAATATAATAATATTTTATTCATCATTAGTTTACAAAGTGAATAACCAGATTACTATACTGGACCCAATACAGAAAAATAAATGCGATACCCAATATACCCTTAAAAAATGATACCATTCTAGAAACCATATTTTTTCTCTTATTTTTCTCATTTCTTCCGCATCTTCTGAAAAATAAATGTGCCTTCGCAAAATAAAATTAGGAAAATCAGGAGAGACTTTTCTTAGAAATGTGGCATACTTATTTTCCTTCAGCAACGAATCTATCACACTTAAGTCCTTTTTAGAACCCTCGACAAATAAATGAGGACTCGTGGCTGACATCATTCTGGACCAATCCGCTATACTCATATTTTCTTTTTTCACCTTATCTAATTTGTTAAATGCCATAAGCATAATAGCAAATATGCTCTCGTTTGCTATTTTCCCCGAACAAATGGTGTTATAAATCCCTCGATTGATTCTTTGATACTGAAGACAACGTAGTGCATCTTCTCTCTTCAATGTGAACCAAGGATTGTGTTTTAACTGCGCACTATCACTGAATAAATGTAAATTGGCTAGGGTATTCTGGAAGATAGTTTTTGGAAATCTGTCCCACTTTAAAAAAGAGGTATTCCAGTAAGTTAAAAACATCTCCCTGAATCGCAAGGGATGAATAATGGGAACGCAAGATTCCGTGAGAAAACAAAACCATTGATTCCTTGGGTCATCCTTGATAGCATAATTTAGTAAAGACATATACGCCGGAACTACATGAAAATAACTCGTATTCACAATATGTTCCTTTGGCAATATATGTGCCAATAACCATTCAGATTTGATATCTAACAAGCGTTTATAATGAACATATATCCTAATAATATCTTTGTTATACTCGAGCCATTCTCTCCATAGGTCTTCTTTATAGAGAGAACCAGAAGGGTCACTGATTAAAAAGCAAAGGGCGATTTTCATTGTTTATCTATATAGAATAGTGTCTATACTGGTTTAACAACTAGTATAAACTATAAAAAACTTAATGCTTTTTTATTCAACTGTTCCTCAAATTTATCTCGTAATTCTTGAGTATCTTCTTCTCTAGCACCTGGATGGTCATATTCATATACTGATTGAAAATTAGATTTAAAAAAAGTCATTATTAGCTTCTCACCACCACCTCCTCCACCACCACCTCCACCACCACCTCCTCCACCGGCTACCTCTGCTAAGTTATTTAAAATTTTATATATACTTTTGGGCAGTTTATCATAAAACTTAAAAATCTTTTCCTTAAACTTAGTCAAAGCTTCTGCATTTTCTAAACCTGATAACTCGTTAATCTCTAAGGTGTTTTTTATCCAATAATATAATCTTTCTCGCAGTAGAGCTTCTAATGAGAGATAAATAAATAAAAACTTTCCGGGATAAGTGCCAATATTTTGTATTTCTCCTGTTGTTTCTATATAATCAGGTTTATACACTACAGTTTTAATATACTCTTCAGATTGTTCATAACCACAACCAAGATCCATGACAGGAATAAAAAGATTATAAAAGTCACCAGTGACTTTATGTTGTATTGCCGGACCTTTTAAAGACACTTTCAATATAGTCTGTTTTATTTTAGGTATACTTAAAAAAGAATGAATATCACCATAAGTTACGATAGGTGTCATAGTAGTGTAATCGCTTTCATCTTTATAATAACCACCAGAAATTTCTAGTCCTCTTTGATTATTTTTTGGTAACAGCCATGCAAGCAAACGAAAAATTTCAATTGCTATTATTTTTTCAGATATTTCTGGGTCAATCTTCTTTATATTGAAATCGTAGTCATTACTTGGTTCAGCAAAATACATTTGAATAGACTTACCACCTTTCAAAATGATATCGCATGTTTGAGAAACTTTTAAAATGTGGGTAATAAATGCCATTAACATACCAATAATACATAATTCATTTTTGTAATAAAAATATTTATTATTAGAATCTTTTTGTTCTTGTTGCTGCACCTGTTGCTGCACCTGTTGCTGTTGCTGTTGCTGTTTCTGTTTCTCTATTGGTATAGTATTAGTATAATATGGAATAAGTCTTCTAATAGGTCCGCATTCTTGAGCACTGGTTTTACTGACATATTTATTAGTTATATTTTTATATTTAGAATAAGCCGCGTCTTTTATTTTTTCCAATACTCCAGAAGGGTTTTGTCCTGGATAAGCAATTTTAATAAAATCATCCCAAAAATTATTATTATACTCACTTGTTGGTAATGGCGTATTAAAATATTCTGCTTGGTTTTTCTCTTCTCTAGCAGCAGCTAATTTAGCAACAAGAAATGTAATAGATTCAGGAATCAATTCTTTCGATTCTTCACCTCCTGCAGAAGAAACCTCTTGTTGCTGTTGTTGCTGTTGTTGCTCTTCTAATTGCTCTTCTATATCAGCTACTGTATGATCATGCATATTCTGCACCAATTTACGTTCATTTTCGTCAATCTTTCTGTTATTATTCATTGCATCTTCTACTTGCTCTCTGTTGTCTTCCTCCTCTTCTTCTTCTTGAGATGCCTGTTGCTGCATAGTCATGACTCTGTCTTCCTGTTCTTTCATTTGTTTTTGTATTTTTTCAAGGTGTTTAGATTTATCGAGAACACTTTGAGCTAATCTATCCGCTTTTACCTGTTCTATGTTTTGACGTTGTTCCTCTAATTTTCTCTCTCTAGCCACTTTATTAGCTTCTCTAGAGCGATCACCCAACTCTTTTCTTTCTTTCTCCAACTCTGTTTTTGCTTTTTCTTTAGCATCATTTTCTTCTTCTTCTTGCTGTTCTAATAAAGTTCCAACTTCCTCAGCATTAATAGTTTGATAACTATGAATCATTTCTGTAAGTTTTTTTCTATCTTCTTGAGCACTATTTGTAGCAGCAAGTATTTTTTTTGCTATTTCAACAGGGCTAAAAAATCCTGTTTCAAGATAAAATTTTTTTTTGTTATTATTGGGTTCTTTTTTATCAATAATACTTAATACAGTTTGCCCTGTACCATCTGCTACATTGAATGCTAGTAAAGCCGATTTCTGTGCCTGTTTTTTTAACTCCTCAATGTTAACTTCGGATGATTGAGATTTTCTAAATCTTGAATGAGATTCCACATAATTATTGTTATAAGCCTCAAAGTATTTTTTAGCAATCTCTGTAATTATTGGAGTTACAACATTATAATCAAAATTGGATACAATAAAAGTTAATAAATGTTTATTATTATATCTAGTATTAGCATTACTGCATATTTTTGTTACTATAGTTGGGTTGTTAAAAACACACATTTTAATATCAGCTATTTTTATTTGAATTACCTTTAAAAGATCAGATATCTTATCAAGATTCCCTGGGTTCGTAGCTTTAAGTATTTGTATCTGGACTACTAATGATAAATAAGTGTCAACTGTTTTTATAATATAGGAGGCTAAATCAAAAGTAGGGTCTTTCCAAATAGAATTTTCTTTTATATAAAAAATATTGGCAAAGATATCCCCCCATAATGCTCCATGATCATTTTCACTATGTTTTATAACTTCTTTCAGGGTTAAAAAAGAAATATAATTTTTGGCATTCATTTTATAATATTCGGTTTCTTTCAAAATATCAACATTTAATTCATTTATACATTTTATTATAATTTCTTTATAGTACTCGCTAAGATGTGTCATCTTTGGGTCGTAAATTAGGTCAATTGCGCTAATCAAAAAATTCTTTCCTTGTGAGTCTATAGCATTTATATCTCCACCATTTTCAACTATTGTTTTTATTAAATCAAATTCTAAATATTTTTGCTTTACAAGATATGATAACAAAGTGCATTTCATTCCATCTCTTGCAGTAATTATTTCATTGATAAAATCCTTATTAGCTATTATAACTTGTTGTGCATCATGAACTATTATAGCTCCTTTTAATGGAGCTATTGAGAATTCAATACATTTAACGGCAAAATCAAATACTTTATTTCGAAGTTCTATGTCTTCGACAGCTTTGTCACCGACTTCTTCTGATATTTCGTGTAAATTTGCATTTGCTATTTTTTCACCTTCACGTAAGGTGGATTCATCCGTTAATTTTAGTCCAGCCTTTACCTTTTCTACTAATAATCCAATTGGATATTGATTTTCTCTAATTAACTCTATTAATTTTTCTAATTCTCTCATATCGCCCCTATGAATTGCTATATCTATAATATTAGATAGTCTTCCCATAAAAACTTCTATAACTACACTATAATTTCCATATTTATCACGCGTTTTAGATTTTAGAATTCCATTTATTTCAAGTTGAAGTGTATTTCTTTTACCCTGAATTGATTGTGTTTTAATAGGCTCCAAAATAACTTTATTAATACTAGTAATAATTTCATTCATACCGCCTCCCGATTGATAATAGAACTTTCTAGTTATTTTGCGTTTTTTAACAAGCCTATTTTTTTTACTTCTACTTCCACTTTTCTTGTTAGTTCCACTTTTCTTCTTATACGCCCGTTTAATTGTTTTTATGGGATACTTTTTTTTAACGTTTCTCCTAGATTTTTTAAGGTTTGACATTGTTTATTATATAGAAATATTATTTTATGAGGAAAGAAACTTTAATAAGTCATTATCAATAACATCTTTTATTTGATAATACAAAATATACGAGCAAAACCCAGTTAACAATATTGTTATTAGAAACCATAGTATAGCAAGAATCATTTTTGACATCTCTTTTCCACTTGGTCCTAATGCATCATAAATACATTTGATTCCATACACGATAAAAAAACTAAAGATAATATTTGGAATATAATGATCAATGTCTTCTACTTGAGGACTTGATTCATGCTTCGTATTGAATATCATATCAAAGAAATCGGGGCAAATATTTGTCTGTTGCTTTTCATGGTGTAAATAATGATATTGGTTCACACGTAGGTAACCATAATTTATATTATGAATCGTCGTATACCACAAATACATGAATAAAATGGTCCAGTGATTTATATAAAATAGATTACAAAAAGAAAAAGAATCATATATATGCTTACAAGCAATATTATTCGTAGCAATTAAGAATTCCACAAAACAATTCGTAACAATAGCTAGCCAATCGGTATTATTGTGATGATAGTAATGTGTGATATTATAGATATTCATATAACAAAAGTCATTATGCAGCAATTTATGAGAGAGATAACTAGTGAGATAACTATAGAAGAAACAGACAAAACCTAAGCCTAGATGGTAATCGTTCAAAATAGTAGAACATAGAATGAATATCAGCCAAGTCTTGTAATTTACTATGAGCTCTTTTCTAATCCCAGTAATCCGACTTACTATTGTCTCTCTTATTTCTTTTATCATTAACTAGTATAAAATATGTATATTATACTATATCAATATTTTACTGAGACCGATTCAAGCGTATATCTATCATATACAATATAATAAGGACACCTATTTTTCCAACAATCAGGGTTCCTATATTGGTTAAGAACTCCAATGTAATTTCGTAAATATGGTCGCATTGATAAAGAATTCCCATTTTTTCTAGAACAACCATTCTGGTGGAGATGAGACTACGTCCTAAATATTTCTTTTCTAAAATGGTAAGCGGGCAATCATGGACAAAGACACAGCAAAGCGCATCTAGAATAACAATATTGAGACTGATTAGCAGGTGATATATATTGTTATTAAAGAGCAGAATAGTGGCATAAGTCATCATAATGAATAGATGTAGACAGCCATAATAAAGGCCTTTTAACCAATGGATATAGGGCTGTGCAACATTGGATAGTTTGCGAACATTATTTACTTCATTCATCTGTATTCCTTCCTTTTTTCCGTTTTCTTCCTTTTTTCCTTTCACCTTTTTACCTTTCTTACTCTTTTTTTCTCTCATCGAACTATACTAGTAAGATAAAGAATACTTACGAATTCTTACTCATTCATTATAGTAGTCAGCCATTTCATCCAATTCCATATGAATGACAGGATTCCATTCGCTAAAAGGAATGGCCTTCGTCGTAGATTTTTCTAAACTGAGCAATTCCTTGAGCGCCAAGGCCCGCCGCTTCAAAGGAGCTATTTTAACAGACTGTTTCCTAGATAACTGTTTCCATCGCCATTCAAATTGCAAGGCTGAAGACCAATCAGGAAATCCTGATATGTGACAAGCTCTTAGCCATGTCTCCCCTTTAATAACTTTACAACTGGTAGCATGAGCACCCCCAGCCAGCTCTTTGTTATGTTGTCTCAATCGGCGGTCTAAATTCACTGTGGAACCTACGTATGTATAATTATCACTAGATACTAGGAGGTAGACAAAGGCCTCTTTTTCGGTTTTAACTTTTACCTTTTTCTCTTCTTCATTTCTCTCATTCTCTCTTTCTTCTTTTTGTATTTGTTGCTCCATAATACTATATAAATAGGTATTACTATATATTAATTATATAGTAATAAATGTTCTTTGTTTATTTGATTCTTTTTTTCTTTCTATTCTCAGGAAACGGTTTTAGAACTCGTATTATAAAAACAGCGATTTTAAATTTTGCACCCGATTTTAAGCAACATCATATTGTCATTATAGAGGAATACAATAGGATATTATATGCAATTGATTTTACACCCAAGAATCAATCATCTTTAGAAACACTTACCAATCTGGCTTTAGGGAGAGATGTTCCTGCTGAAATCAGGGTTAAATATATAACCAATACAGATTTTTATAATGATGAAAAAATTATCGAGCAATGGCTAGATAAATCTTGTATAAAAAATCCTTTTCCAAGAATAGAGAACTGGGATTCTTCTATGATGAATTTATATACACACAATTGCCAACATTTTAGTAGTTTCCTTGAAAATACATTACAATAAATTTAAATTTATAAGAAACATTTTTAATTCTTCTTTACTTAGTGGGTTCAATTTACTGTTGTAGTCATTTAATATACTTTCGTCTACCGTTTCGTTAAATTGATAAATAGATTTAATATGTGTATATTCCCCATTTATTTTAATTCTAGCAGATTGAGATTTATTAATTAATGATTCTAGTAATTTTTCTCCAGCCTTAATCCCAATTAGTTTAATAGGTTTGTTATATTTTTCAGAAAAAATATCAATCAAATCTTTTACATTCATAGATATTAATTTTGGTATCACAGTATCACCTGATTCACCATATATAATTGTATGTTCTATTAAATCTACACTTTGTTCTAATGTCATAACAAATCTTGTCATATTTTCATTTGTTAAAGTAAAATACTGTTTTTCACTATCATTACCTATAGTATGTAACAAAGGAATTATACTTCCTCTAGAATTTAGAACATTTCCATATCTAATATTAACAAACTTAAAAGATTTTACATAATATGATTTTTCAACAACTAATGTTTCCGATAATGCTTTACACATTCCATAAACATTAATAGGGCTACATGCTTTATCACTACTAACAAATAATACTATTTCTAACGTATGAGACAGTTTATTTTCGTATAATTCAACTAAATCTAATATATTTTTAATACCTAATAAGTTTGTATTTAAACTCTGGTCTGTATTATATTCACATTGGTCAATATGCTTCATAGCCGACGCAATAATAATTATATTTGGGTTCACTCTTAAAAGAGTTTCCTCTATTTTTGATTTATTAATAACATCTCCTATAATAAAATTTAAATTTTTATTATGATTAAATTCAAGTTTCATTTTCCAGTGTTTGCACTCATCTCTTGAATAATTGTATATAATATTATTATTAACATATCTTCTTACAAATTCATTTCCAAGCGAGCCGGTTCCACCAAATATTAAAATTGTTTTCCCTATTATCATTTATTAAATACATTATAGATATTTTTAAATACAAATACTCTAATATTATTATAAATGTATAATTTTTGCCATAATGATTTATTAAATTATAAAAAAAATAAATGTATAGTTATTGATAATTTTTTAGACAATAATATGGCTTTAATATGTCAAACTGAAATAATAAATTCAGAGTCAAAAAATTGGGATAGATATAATAATTGTTTCGAACAAAAAAACACATATAGAGATAAAAATAATTTGCCCGAAAATATAAATGAATTATTTAAGACATTTACATCAGAAGAATTTATAAGTAATTTAAATAAATTAACAGGATTAAATTTAATTAATGATAGTGATAAAATATTTTGGGGTGTTCATTTATTTAATGATTCTGATAAATTAGATATTCATGTAGATGCTGGTCGTCATATAAAAACAGGATTAGTAAAGGCTCTAACATTAGGCATTTACTTAAGTTATAATTGGACTGAAGAAAATGGTGGTTATATTGAATTTTGGGAAGGAGATAAATCAAGTATTGATAGTCCAAAAATATATAGATGTAAGGAAAAATTTTTACCTATTTTTAATAGATGTATAATATTTGAAAATAATGATACATCATGGCATGGGGCTCCTGAACCATGTATTTGTAAAAATAATGAAAAAAGAATTTTTTTAACATTGTCATATTTATCCGATGAAGAAAGTAACTTATTTGAAAATAAAAGACTTAAAGCATATTTTATAAAAAGACCGCAAGATCCTGATGATGAATACAAAGATAAAATGAGAATATTAAGAGCAAATCCAGAAACTTGTAAGTTTATTTATAATACGATTAAATAAATTAAAAATAATAAAATAATAATAAAATAATGAGTATTTTATTATTTGGGTCTACAGGAATGTTAGGAAGATATGTTCATATTGTTCTTAAAGATAAATATGAAATACGTTGTATTTCTAGAGATAAATATGATATTGAAAATGATTCATGGAAAAAACTGGAAGATATTTTGAATAAAAGTTTACAGAAAAATGATGTTATAATTAATTGTGCCGGAATAATACCTCAAAAATATAAAGACGACAATTATAAAACATATATAAGAACGAACACATTGTTTCCTCACAAATTAAATGAAATATCTAAAAAAAACAGTTACAAGTTTATTCATATAACAACAGATTGTGTTTATGATGGTTCAAAAGGCAATTATTCTGTAAATGATGTTCATAGTGCGAAAAATATATATGGTATTTCAAAATCACAAGGAGAACCAGAAGACGCTACAATTATTAGAACATCCATTATAGGTGAAGAATTATACGATAAAAAATCCTTAATCGAATGGGTAAAATCTAATAAAGATGGAAAAATTAAAGGATTCGCTAATCATTATTGGAATGGCGTTACGTGTTTTGAATTGGCTAAATATATTAAGAATATAATAGATAATAATACTTTTTGGTCAGGAGTAAGACACATTTTATCGCCAAATATTGTAACCAAATATGAATTATGTTGTTACATAAACGAGATATATAATTTAAATATAAATATTGAAAAATACGAAGATTCAATATCTAAAAATATGACCTTATGTGGTGAATATATAAGCGAGAATACTATTTTTGACCAAATTATTAGTCAAAAAAATTATTTTTAATTAGGAATAAATTTGTAATTATGAAAATATATTTCATGCGTTAATTAAAGTTTAAATGTCTTTTAATCTAATATATCTTTTATCAGGAAAATCATTTCTACTTATTATTTTAATTTTTCTAAAATTATCAGGTACATGATAATCTTTACCTATATGTGTACAAAATCCAAGACGGTCATTTTTTACATTTTTTGTAACAACAGAATAATAACCTAATTTATTTATAAGCAATTCTATTGTATATTCGTCATCCCAAAGTTGATAAGGCATTCTTAGTCGTTGAATTTCTATTCTCTTTAAAGATGGTCTCCAACTAAAAACTGTTAATGGTCCATCACCATTATTTGCATTTATTTCACCTGGTTTATTAGTCATTAATTTATAGCATAATGGATTTCCAATATCTATCTTAGGAAATGAGTGTTGTTCATCTTCTAATAAAACTTGTGAAATTTTAGGGTCAGAAGCTAATATTTTAAATGACATCTCAATAAAACCATAATCAAAAAATTCATAATCATCTTCAAGATGAAAAACATATGGTGTTTTTATCATTTGAGTATATTTTTCTATTGTTTTCATTTGTCCCATACGTATTTCATTATAACAAAATATTACAGGATATGGCAATATATTTTTAGCAAAATCAACAATGTTTGGTATACCAGAGTCTTCACATAATATTACTTCTTTAATTGGATATGTATTATATTTTACAAAGCTTTCTAAAGTTTTTCTTAATAATTGTGGTCTTCCGCAAGATGTTATAAATAAGGTGACTTCTTTTTCCATTTAAATATTATTTATATAATTTATTTATTTTTTTAACTAATATATTTTTTAAACTAAATTTTTAAATTATTTGCGTTTAGAACAATATATATTAATAATATTAACTATTATATGATAAGTGAAATAACAATACCATTAATATGTAAACATGTTAAGATTGATGTAGGATTATCTTATACTGCTCCAATTTCAAACAAATGGTTAATTAAAGAATCTGATGTATTTGTATTAGGTTTTGAACCAAATCCTTATTGTTGTGATATGATATTGACATCAAGTTTTAATCCAACGCCATTTCCTGATTTTAATTTAGAAAAAAAATTTATAGAACAAGGTAGATTTAAACTTTTGAGATGTGCATTAAGTGACGTAGATAATATAACAACCCAAAATTTTTATATCAATAAAAATGATTATGGTACATCAAGTTTATATACACATAATCAAAAAATACTTGGACCTATAGAAAAAGTAATAAATGTAAATGTAATTAATTTAAAAATGATATTTGATATTTTTCCTTGGGATAGATTTGAATATATTGATTATATTAAAATAGATGCTCAAGGTTCTGACCTTAAAATTTTAAAAGGCGCAGGTGATTATTTAAAAGAAAAGGTTGTATATATAACAGCTGAGCCAGACGGACATTATTATAATAATTGTGAAAATTGTAGTGAAGAGAATATTGATAACTTTATGATAAGCCAAGGTTTTAATAGAATTAAACATCCAAATACTGTAGACCCAACGTATATAAACACAAAATTTTTACATTTAAAAGATAAAGTATGGATTCATCAATGCGGACCTTGGCCTTGTTAAAATTTAAGGTAATATATTATCTATTTTTTTTGCCAGACTATCTATTGAATAATTTTCATTCCAAAAATTAATTGTTTGAACTGTAAATATTGGTCTATTTATAAACTCCAAATATTTTTGGTCATCATTATCAAGTTCTATTATTTTATTAATTAATTTTTCAAATGATTCTTCTGTTTCATCTTCCAAAAATAACATTGAATCAATATTAAAAATATTTTTTATATTATGGCTTCCCCAATAAATAGGAATTGTTCTTGCTAAATAAGGATTTACAATTTTTTCGGTGGAATATGTTTCCATTTTTGTATTTTCACAACATATCATAAATTTATGACTTCCAATAACATTAAAATATTCTTGAGACCAATATGGATAAGTTACTCTATATCCAACATTATTCGCATATCCTCCCATTGAATTTACTTTTTTATATTTATTAACATGTTCAAATATTTTATTTCTAATTTCACATTTTGGGTTAGAAACAATAAAAGAACAAAAATTTTGAGAAATAGAAGTTTTTGGTTGTCTTAAAGAAAGCATCGGTAAAAAATTATTACAATGTATGTATGCTATTGATAATGGTAAATCAACAACATTTTTAATATTATTTACAGATGTTAAAATAAAATCATATTTTTCATCTTGAGGTAAAGCAGGTTCTCCTATAAAATTTATTTTACACTTCCATTTTTTATAATTATGTATTTTTTCATCTGGATTACCAGCTTCTAATAAAATATTAGCTTTATTAATATCATAAGTTATTTCAAAGTTATTTAGTTTTGTTTTTGATAAAAGCATTTCAAAAAATCCGATGTGATTTGCATCAGTTTTTTCATTAAAACCAGGCCACCAATTATACGGAAGAATGTAATTTTTTTCTGACATATATTTATATTTATATTATATTTATATTTATATTTAAATAATATAATATTTATATTTACACCTTTGCACATTTAAAACGCCCAATTTAGAGATACATTTTCTTAGGATTTTTACGGGTTTTATTCTTTGGAATATACTTTTCTTTCCTATTATAAGCACCTTCTATGATGTTCTTATAATACCCTATTGGGATGCGTTCTATTGCATGTGTTATATTTTCTTTCAAATTATTGTATTTTAATCCACCACTATACTTTTGTAATCTTGATTTTAACATACTAAAATAGTTTTCTATTGCATTTGAGAAATGCTGATATGGAACAGAATACAATAACCATCACTGGGTTGGTTGGGGAGGAATGCCAGTTACTATGTATCAACTTCTTGTGCAAGGACTACCTTTATATAATATAGTAGAAAGATTACAGCCTGGCGACATTTGTAATGTTAATATAAAAGAAAATGATGTTGTTTTATTTTTTTATGGTTGGAATGATGTACAAAAAAATATACATAAATATGGAAATAATAATTATAAAAGTTTAATTGACGATTTGACTGAGAATTATGTAAAACTAATAAAGAATTATTCAAATGGTGTATTGTATAAAATTAAACCAATTATTAGTTGTATTTATCCTATACCCCAAAATATAAATAATGGAATGGTTGGTTCAAAAGAAGACCAAATAACATATACACTTTATATGAACGAAAAATTAAAATGTTTGTGTTTGGAAAATAATATTCCTTTTTTTTGATATATATGATTTGTTAAAAGATAACCAATGTAATTAGCTCGCAAGTAGTTGAGAATGATAAAACACACTTGGATAGGAAAAACCCTGAACTTAGAAAAAAATCGAACCTTTATTATTAGATATTATAAATACAAATTATAAAAATTAATTATATATATATAAATAATTATATAAATAATTATTATTATATAATTATATGAAAGTAATTGATAGTTTTATTTTTTATAATGAATTAGATCTTTTATATTATAGATTATCTATATTGGACGAATATGTAGATAAATTTATTTTAGTTGAAAGCACGTGTACATTTACTGGTCAATCAAAACCATTATTTTATTTGGAGAATAAAAATAGGTTTGAAAAATTCAATGATAAGATAATTCATGTTATAGTCAATGATATGCCTTATAAATACCCAAATATAAATTATAATTTAAATCATCAGTGGGAAAATGAATATCATCAACGCAATTGTATTAAAAGAGGAATAGATAGTATTATCAATGAAAATTTTTTAAATGATGAAGACATAATACTAACAGCAGATGTTGATGAAATTCCAAATCCAAATATATTAATAAATGCAAAAAATCAAAAATTAAGTTTTAATAATGATACATTAAATAGACTAGCATTAGATATGTATTATTATAATTTATATTATAGAATAGGAGAAGGAAGTAATTGGCATGGTATTAAATTACTTACATTTAAAGCCTATAAAAATATAAAATTAACATTTCAACAAATGAGAGTTTGGGAACATACATATAACGTTCCTATTGTAAGTAATGGTGGGTGGCATTTGAGTTATTTTGGTGATATAGATTTTATTATAAATAAAATTGCTAGTTATTCACATCAAGAATATAACAACGAAAGTTATTTAGATAAAAATCAATTAATTCAAAAAATGAAAAATGGAATTAATTTATTAAATAATAGCTCTTTGGTTTATATTCCAACAGAAGAGAATAAAAATTTACCATATAAATATGATTTATATCTTACAAAATATTATATTCAATAATTTTAAATTGTGAATAAAAAAATCTCATTATGTTTAAATTTTTTATCAAATTTATATCCATTTTTTATTAATAATTGTCTACATTGTTCTTCTTTTTCTGTTTGAGAACCACCTAAGGTTTCTATCAAAATTACATCAATCGGAATTGAAAAATCCCACGACATTAATACTTCATATTCATGTCCTTCAACGTCTAATGATAATAAATCTATATGTTTTATATCAGTACTTTTTATTATTTCTGTAAAAGGTATGGGTTTAATTTCTATTCTAGCTTGGGGTTCATTTATTACATTGAAAAAGTTAGGAAAGTGTTCTTTTGGTAAAGTATTTTCTACGCCAGATACACCAGAATAATTATCTAGAAAATATCTAAATATTACATTTTCTGTTTCGCAACTTACAAGATTATTGAATAAATAATTATTTGGACGGTTTTTTTTTAGATGTTGAAACTTGTTTGGATGAGGCTCTACTAAAATACCTGTCCACTCTAATTGGTCTTCAAAAAATTTTGTATTTGAATATAAAACACCATCTAATGCTCCCAATTCTATATATACACCATTTTTTTTATTTTTAAAATAAGTATTATTTAAAAATTCGTCTTCTCCAGATTGTGAGTAATACATTTTATATATAGTTTAATATATATTCTTTAATCCATTTTTTATTAAAATATTTATTATAAATATATAGTTGATTATATAAACACTTTTTATAAAGTTCATCATTACCATTTAATTTAATTAAATTATCAACAAATTCATTTTCATTTTTAAAAATTGTTTCTTCTGAAAAACTCTCTTCGAAAGGCCATTTTAAATCATTAAATTGTGAAAGCATTAATGAACCTTGTGATAGTATTTCAAATGTTCTTTTATTTGGGTCACCAACTCCATTCAAATCCAAAGCATATTTAGATGTTCTCAAAGTTTGTAAAAAATCATTGTAATTCAAATAACCTGGGTTATAAATATATTTATTTATTTCACTATATATTTTTCTTCTATTTCTAAAATAATTTATTTGCTTATCTTCATGATTAAATAATGTGCCAGAAAAAAAAATACGATTTATTTTATTATTTTCTGGCATATAATGATCTAATTTTTCTATGATTGAAAATTCTCCAAACATAATGAATGGAAATGGAACAACTTTAGGTGAATATACTTTTGTTTTATTATAATTTCTTTTGAAGTAAGTTGTTATTTTATCATTATTTATTATTTCTGTTGGGTCGTAATCATAATCATAATTATCAAATAAAAATATTTTTTTAAAATTATTATTATTTATAATATCAAGTTCTCTTTGTAAAATATCATATATGTTTTGTTTAAAAAAATTTGTTCCTTTTTTTGCATCATATAATGATACAATAATAAATAAATAATCATAGTTATTACTATTTATTCTTGTCCAATCATATATAGGATTAATATTATATTTTTTCATTGATTCTGTTTTATCTAATTCTGTATTGTTTATAAAATAATCAGCTTGGGGAAATAATATATTTAATCCTATATCTTGATTTACACCATCTATTATAGCAATTTTCATATATATATATATATAGTTATAATATTTTTTAACTTTAATAATACCGCAATACTAAAACTTATCCATTGTAAAATGTATTTGAAACTGAAACTAATCCTTCTAATCCTATCGGGTTCATGCTATTTATCTCAGTTTTTTCATTACGAATAAAATTAGCAAATAAAATTTCATAACCAATGCAGTTATACATTTTATCAAAATTATTTTTTAAAAATTCATAGTAATTTATTACGCTATATTTAGGTAATTTATATAATGCAGTAAAGACATTATCATTATTGTTATCAATATATTTTATTACTATACTATCTTCTTTACTAAAAATATCTTTATTAAAATTATCTGATAACCAATATCGTCCAGAAATTTTTATTAAATTAGTAAATTTTAAATTATTTGATAAAATATATTCTATTGCACAAAAAGTCATTGTTCCTTCTCCCAAAGACTTAGACATGCTCTGAATATTTTGTCTAACACATTCATTATCATATAAATTTAAAAAATAAGTAGAATTATTTTGAAAATATTCTAATTCATCTTGTTCTAATTCTGAACACTCTATGCAAAAAATAGGTGTATTTGGCATTTTTTCTTTTATAGATTCAAATGTTTTTTTTGTTTGTTCAAAACGTTCTTTTGATGAATATATAGATCTTGAATTTGTATAAGACAATGGCGCATTACTTGTATTTATAACTGATGTTATTAAAAATAAGTTGTCCATAGATTTATAATATATTATTATTTTATAATATAATATTTATATTATAAAATAAATATTATAATATAAATATTAAATATTATAATATAAATATTAAATTATAATATATTATAAATGAAATTACTATTTATAAATCATTGGATACATGATAAAAATAAAATAGCGATAAAAAGCTATAAAAATATAACAGAAGTTTCTAGCATCGACGATATCCATCCTATGAACCTAACAGAATATGATTGTGTATATAGTCCATCTCATCCAATCAATGTAAAACAATATCCTAAAATGAAATTTATATTTGGCCCACATTTTAGTGTGTTTCCTGATTACAAAATACAACATATTGAAGGAAGTAATTCTGTATATATTCAACCGAGCCAATGGGCCGCAGATGTATGGATTAATAGTGGGTTATGTGATAATTTAACCATTAAACCTATGCCTTTTGCGGTAGATACTGAAACATTTAAAGAAATATATCCTCTTGAGGAACGTTATAAAGTATTTATTTATTTCAAACAACGCAATTCAGAAGAGTTGAATTATATTACAAATTTTTTGATATCAAAAAACATAGAGTATCATATATTTTCTTATCAAGATAGATACAATCAAGATGATTATATAGATTATCTACATCAATCTAAATATGGAATATGGTTAGGACGTCATGAAAGTCAAGGATTTGCTTTAGAAGAAGCATTATCATGTAATGTTCCTTTATTAGTATGGGATGTAACATCAATGAATCAAGAAGTTGGTCAGCATTATTCAGATATACCTGCAACAGCAATTCCATATTGGGATGAACGTTGTGGTGAATCATTTTATAATGAATCTCAAATAGAAGAAACATTTACTTTATTTTTATCTAAGATAGAAACGTATCAGCCACGAGAATATGTATTGGAAAATTTAAGTATAGACATATGCGAACAAAAATTAATTGATATTGTTAATAGTATTACAATTTAAAACTTATACATTGCATCTATTGACAATGCTAAAAGCATTGGAAATTGCCAACTCGAGAATAAGACGGCTTTATATCCAAAAAAAATGACTTTAATAAAGATATAAAAACTCAGAATCAATGATAAAAAAAGAAATACTTCTAACATTCGTTCAAGATAATAATCAATTGACTTTGTTGTCTTCATTAAATTACTTCTATATATATACAATTCTATTTTTCTTTGCAAATAGAATTGTTTCTAAAATCCAATATTCTCCAAATCTTTCACGCACCAATATTCCGACCCTCCACCAAAGATAGGTCGTCTAATAATGAATGGTATTCGCTTCTGCATCAATTCTAACTCAGCAATCAAATATCCATCAATCACATTCTCAGGCACTTTAACAAAGGTTTGTGCTCCTGAATTTATCTGCTTTGCTCGTTGTCCTATAATACGCGACTTCTCATACTTGGTCAAATAAGGCACCGTCTTGTGCAAATCATCTATAATATTATTATGCTTATCTCTAGTCACTGTAGATAATGCTGCTATTTCTTCATAATTATGGCTCGTACATTCCGGATGAAAATCTAGCAAATAATTTTTATTAACCTCGACATCAAACTTTTGCAAATAATGGTCGTCCTCTTCATCATCATCCTCCTCATCTTCATCGTCATCCTTATCATCCACGAATGCCGATGGCTTTACACTCTTTTTAACAGCAGGGATGGCTGGTTCATCACCTTCGGTGTCATCATTCTCATCTTCATCAGGTTCATCAGGTTCATCAGGTTCATCTTCCTCATCATCATTATTTACAACAATATTCTCCTCCTCCTCATCTGAATCAGGAACATCCTCGGCATCACTTTCCACTTGCTCTGCTAAAGATTTGTCCTCTTTTGACGAAATTAGTAAGCGAGGCTTATTCTCCTCATCTTCATCCTCATCCTCATCCTCATCACCAATAATAGAGTCTTCCTCTTCCTCCTCATCCACAGATTTATAGTCTTCGTCTTCGTTGTCGCTCATATTTACTATCTATACTATAAAAAACTATTTATATTCTTATAATCAATTTTTTATTTATTAAAAGTAAAATCATTATAAGAATTAATTAATTGTCAACAGCCTTCCAAACTGTATCACAACTACTGCATAAATATACATATTTAATATTAATATTATCATACCTAATATAAATAATTTCCCGATTCTTCGGGTCAAAACCTTCTAAATTTGTCTCACAACTAGCATTTGGACACAAAATCTTGCTAATCCTTGGCAACGTCGGGTCTAACTTGGTATACTTATGAATAATGTGCTCAAAGTTTTGTTCGCCTGCCGTCATATTCACCTTGGAAACCGTAACATTTTCACTAGTTAATATAGAGTCTTCATTTCCACAATTACGACAATAATACACCAACTTGTTAGGGTCTTCTCCATCAATGCGAATATAATACATGTTGCTACATACACCGCAAAAGTGCATCGTCTCTGTTTACTATTATATACTACTTTTATTTTTTTAATTCAATTTTTTGTAAATATTCATATACACGTTTATAATCTATTGATGTCATCATATTGTATAGCCCTGTCTTTACAATTTCTTCCTGTGGATACTCTTTCATCTTCTTTTCTATAAAAGCTAGCAAGGACACCCTATTCTTTTCAAAGTTCTCTCTTACATACGGATAAAAACCCTCAAAATCAGCAGGATAATATTGAGGGTCCTTATTCACCATCTTTATCACCGATATATCAATGTTCTTATAATCCAATATCATGTTATACTTGTGAAAATCTGGATGATGCTTGGTAACATTCGGCTCATTTAATAACGGGTCACTGCAAAGCAGCGTGCACAAAGTTAGTAAAACAGTCGATATAGTTTGACACGATGTCCACTGCGGACCTCGCCATGTGTTTAGAACAGACACACACACCTTGCCATTCGTATACAAATTAGGATTAAAACGAATATTATCCCCATTCGTGCAATACTTCAACTTGGGCGGACTATGTGGATAATCAGGCGGATAATTAAATTCAAAGAAATAATTCCCGCCAAAATAGGGCGTATCACTCGGTCCTATAATAAGTGCATATCCTTTCAGCATATCCACCTCATCATGCACATAATAAATCCCGTTCTCTGTTAAAGGATTTCGCATGATATGTTTCACATCCTTCAATAATCTCGTTACCGACTCCTTCGTAATAACCACATTTTTATTTGACATCAATAATAGAGTTATTCTCGATATCTATTTATATTATTTATATAAGATATATTTAGAAATAAGTAAGAGATTCCGGTTATTTCAAGAGTTAAGACCATTTATCCTTAGAAAATTCTAATTGTCTTATAATAGTTTGGCATTTTCAGGTCGAAATTATTTATTAAGAAAATTGAAATAGAAATATCTATCCATATACTATTACTATTAATCAATATGAGTACAACATCAAGGTACAAAGATCTAAAAGACTTTCTAAATAATCACAGGGCAAAAGACGCCAAGGCCGAAGATGGTGTCACAGAACTTCCGGCCACTCACACCAGAATTGGTAACAAAGACCACGGTGTTTATGGAGGTTCATGGCACATTCCTAGAGAGAAACTTAGTGAATTCCACGAGTTATATGTTCAATCTATCTTTGTAAAAAACAAGTCCGAGTTTCTCACCGAACGGCAATTGCAAAATGAGAAATCACCGTTGCTTCTCGATTTCGATTTCAAATACGATTCTTCTGTAGCCAATAGACAGCATAATGAAAGCCATGTGGAAATGCTTATTCGTCTCTATTTGGATGAACTCAAGGACTTGCTTCTCTTTGACGAAGATAAACCAGTGCCCGTCTATGTCATGGAAAAACCAGAGGTGAACCAATTAGAAGATGGAACTTTGACTAAGGATGGCATTCATATGTATTTCGGGGTTCAAATGAACAATACTTTACAAATCATCTTGCGTGAGAAAATGCTCACAATCCTTGCCGAGAATGACCTTATCTCGGCGCTTCCTTTGACGAATGAGTGGCCCGATATTCTAGATATCAGCATTAGTCGTGGCACCACCAATTGGCAACTCTATGGCTCGCAGAAACCCGGTCACAAACCCTATCAACTAACTTACTGGTATTCGGCTGCGTTTGATCCTAATGACGGTGAGTTTGTCCTCAGCAAAAATAATATTAGTGATTTCAACCCTGTGACCGATTTCTATAAACTATCAGCGCAAAATGATAGCAACTTATGCCTGCCAATGAACCCGCTTATCAAGCAAGAGTATGAAAAGAGAACAAAGCCGAGGTCACGAGGAGCGGGTTCTTCTAGCCCTTCATCTTCCTCTTCATCTTCATCTTCCTCTTCATCTTCAACTCCGTTGGGTAGTAACGCGTTGACCATTGCCACTAATAGCTTAGAAACAGCAGATGATTTCACCTATGATAGGATTATCAATCAAGTAATGCTAGACAAGGCCATTGCATATATGATTAAAAATCTCAAGACCAAGGATGTCGAAATCAAAGAGATTTATCAGTATGCTATGCTGTTGCCCGACCTATTTTACAAACCAGGCTCTCATTTCGAAAACAGATGCCTCGCATTCGCATTGAAGCATTTGGCATTCAAGCTCGACAATGATGGCACCTTTCTTATCTGGATTGCGGTGAGAGCCAAAGCCGATGATTTCGATTTCTCGACCATTCCAGATTTGCATAAAACATGGTCTCGCCATTTCAAGGAACGCGACGGCGGTTACACAGAGCGCTCCATTATCTACTGGGCCAAGCAATACAACTATGACGAATACATGAAGGTCAAACAAACCACGATTGATTACTATATCGACCAAACAGAAAAAGACGCCACAGACCATGATTTGGCAATGGTGCTTCATCAAATGTTCAAGGACACCTTCGTTTGCGGTAGCAAAAAGCATAAGCTTTGGTTCAAGTTCAAAGACCATCGCTGGAAAGAGGACCCAAATACAACGCTGCGCATAGAGATTCCAACAAGTATGAATACGCTATATCAAAATCGTATTTCAAAGATTTACGAAGAAGAGCTTGTAAATGTAGACGAGACGGACCCGGCATACGAGGTCTTGTTAAAGCGTGTATCTGATTTGTTTAAGATTTCAAACAGCATTCGCAATGTCTCTAAGATTGACAACATTATGAAGTGCGCAGCTGATATCTTTTGCGATGAGAAATTCATGGAAATGCGCGACAATAACAAGCACCTTATGTGCTTCACCAATGGTGTCATTGACTTTGCTGCTGGCACATTCCGTGATGGCTATCCGCAAGATTACATTACGAAATCCACCAATATCCCTTATGTTCCTTATGACGAAGAGAAGAATGGTGAACTTATCAAGCAGATTACCGAGTTCTGGAACCAGTTATTTCCTTTAGAAGAGCTAGCAGACTATATGTGGAATCACTGCGCCTCGACATTGGTCGGTGAAAATATCAACCAGACTTGCAATATTTACACAGGTTCAGGTAGCAACGGCAAATCGCTTTTAGTCGATTTAATATGGAAGGCGCTAGGTGATTACAAAGCATCTATCAGCTCGCAATTAATTTGCGGTCAACGAGTCAACTTGGGTGGAACCTGTTCAGAACTCATTCAACTGAAGGGTGTTCGTTATGCTGTTATCCAAGAGCTATCAAATACACAGGTCATTAACGAAGGTCCTATGAAGGAGCTTACTGGCGGTGACCCTATTCAAGCCAGACAGCTTTATTGCGAGGCCGAGACATTTATTCCGCAGTTCAACTTGGTCGTCTGCACAAATAACTTGCCCGAAATCAAGGCAAATGATGACGGCACATGGAGACGTATTCGTATTTGCCCATTCATTTCCAAGTTCGTGGATGATTATACGGAGGGTTTGAAAGCAGAACTAGAGGCCGATAATGAGAATCTTCCGGTTCATGAACACGTCCATGTGTTTCCAAAGAACAAGGATTTGAAGGACCAGGTTGTTCTGTGGCGAGAGGTCTTTATGGGGATGCTAATAAAGTATGCTTTTCAAAACAAGGGAATCGTCAAGGATTGCGACATTGTGATGGCTTACTCGAAGAAATATCGTCAATCCCAGGATAATATCTCGGCGTTTGTCGGCGAGATGCTACGAAAGAAAGCCGGGTCAAAAGTGCGTCCTCAAGAGCTCATTCAACAATTCAAGCTGTGGAATGATAGCAAAATGTTGCCAAAGGGTGTCAAGGAAGATATTTATAACTTGGTGGACAAGAAGTTTGGACGACGCAAGAGTGGTGGACCTTGGTGCAATGTGGAAATCATCTATCCTAATGGCGAGGACGAGGAAGAACAAGGGAATAGTTTCGAGATGTAATAACCTCATTTGTTGCCAATAAAAATAATATTTCAATAAAAAATTGAAATTTCTTTACTAGTATTTTTTATAGTTACTAGTAAAGATAGAAATATGGAGCTAATCGTTGACTCTGATATTTATATTCCTGGTATGGACCAACAAGGCAATTATATTGATTGTGCAACATCTCAATCACGATATCCAAATGGAATAAAATGCCCTTGCGGTTCCAGGAAAGATAAAACATATTATGCTGGAACCGTTTTCACAGCACATACGAAGACTAAGTCTCATCAAAAATGGATAGACCACTTGAACGCAAACAAAATGAATTATTATTCAGAGTCGTTGAAGCAAGCTGATACGATTCATTCGCAGAAATTGGTAATTGCCAATTTATCACGCACTTTAGAAATAAAAAATAAGTTGATTGAAATATTATCAGAACAACTGGTAGATTCTAATAAGACACCCAGTATCACAGTTAACAATCTATTGGACTAAACTAACTAACACCTGTTATCTTATTATTGACTGAACAATGTTAAGGGAGCCGATGTTTGTTTCGCCGGTGTTCCTACTAATACATTTTTCCCGAATTTATCCGAAAGAAGAGAGAAAGTATAAAATAAAAGAGGGACTAAATAAGGCACAATAAAAGGATAACCAACAAATACTATGAGTATAGCAATTTTAGCCGTGTAACTATAATTCGTTGGTGATAAGAAAATGCCGAGAAGAAATACTACAAGTAAAATAAGATATATAGCACAGTAAAGATAGAACCAAGTAACTAATACATCATACCCCTGTGATTCATAATAACTTTTCCTATCATTTGTAATAATATCGCTTTTAGCGTCTTCTATCTTCTTTTGTAAAACAGCATTTTCTTCATTGAGCGTATTCAAATATTCCGTAAGTTTGTCCACATTCACATACAATGTGTTATATGTGGTAATCATATTTTTAATCTCTTCGACATTATCATTGAACTCTGTTTGTGCTCCGGATACAATATTATTTGCTTCTCCAGTGAAATTAGATGTCATAGTAGAATTATAACCACCAACACCATTTACATTTACTAAATAATCTTTTCTTGTGTCATATACTTGTCTGGGAGCTGTCTGTAAATTTTGTAGAGCGTCATTATATTTTTGACGAAGAGATTCAGTCAATTTTCGTGCTTCACATTCGGGGCCGCATAATATTTGGGGTGCTGCTTGCTCTATTAACTTATTTATTTGTTCATTAGAACCATTAGTCTGTCCTTGGCTTCCACCCTGCGCTGTATTTATCCAACTTGAAAAATTTGCGAAAGGATTATTACAATTACTCATATTATAATAGCTAGATAGAATTATAATATGAATTCTTTTTTATTGATTCTTATTTCTTTTTTCTTCTTATCTTCTTTTTAAGAAAAAGATGTCGATGTAGCCATAAAGTTTTGACTACCTTGATACATAGATTGCGATGTATCAGTAGCTATATCAGAAATACCACCTGTTACTTGATTAAAGAATCCACTTGGGCCACCTGGTTGAGATGAAGTTCCTGACTTAGAACCATAGCCTGAAGAGCATTTATTCATGGTGCTATCGTATGTTTCTCCATTAGCACAACATTCCTGACCAATGCAAGTTCCTCCAGTAGCAGATGATGTCCAAGGCACGGTTCCACTGGGTGTAGTCGTATCAATAGGGGGAGCATTCTTCAAATTAAAGTTCCAGTCATATTCCTTGTAATTCATATTGTCATGACTAGTCAAGTAGACAGTTCGTATAAATAGGTAAATAATAGCAATCACGGAAATCATAACTAATAAAGGGTAATAAATGAATCCAGGTAAAATGTTGAACCTAGATAACAAAGATAAAATAATAATAGGAATACAGATGAAGACAATCGTTTTCATATAATTCTTATAGTCTTCGTATCTCTCACTATAATAAGAGTTCACTTCTACTAAACGCTGTTTGTTTTGCTTTTCATCTTTAATAAGTGCTAGTCTTTTTTTGGCTTCTTTTAGTTCATCTTCTACAATACCTACAGCAAGAACTTGCTCCGATAAAGTATTCACTGACGAATTCACATTTCCTTGATAAAACTGATTCATATCATTTAATGCCTGGTAAGAATTGATGCGCATTTGTGAAACCTTGTCTATCTGTGAAACTAGAGCTGTTTTGTCTTCAACTGTTAAACTCTTATTGGCAATTCCAGTCTCCAATTTGCTAAATAAATCCTGCTCTATTGCTTGTAAGCCTTGAATATCCCGCAATAATTGCGCGTGTTCTCGTTCCATTGTTATTGGGTCTCTCGTATTTGTCATTTACTATATATTATATATATATTATACAAATTTTTATAAAACATTTTTTATAAAAATATTATTTATTATTGTTTATTATTTATTTCATGGTGAAAAGAACGACGATAACGGTTGTCACAGCTGCCATCGTCCATAGCATATAACTATAGCTTTCTTGATTCACCATAACTTGTGTATCATCTAACAAGCCATTGGTATTTTTAATATAATTCGTCTTATATTTGCTAAAGTCGTCATTTGTCTCTTTATATTTCTTCAAATTGTCATCTAAGGATATCTTATCTACACCCATTTGTTTTAAAAGGTCTGAATTATACGACTGTAATGTATAAGTAGACTGAACAATTTGATTCGCAATAGCTCTCATTTGCGATTCAATAGACTTTAATTGTCTGTCGTCTTTTTCCTTAGCAGCCGCGAGACCGCACACACTTGCAGGCGACATAGTTGTTCCTGAACTAGGATAATTCGACCATTGTATGCTATCAATTGCAGTTACATTTTTAGGACAACTCGGGTTTCCATTGGTAACAGTCCCTTTATTATTCATACCAGTAGGATACGCCGATAATTTTCCATTTTCATCTACATATCCTAATTTCCCCACTAGAGATGGGTCTCCATTTGTTTGGTCCACCTTATAAATAGCATTCAATCCTGGGCGTGAAAATAGGTAATCACCCAACCCCCACGACGGCGGTATCTTTATTGTTGGTTCTGCTTTTCCATATTGTTTTACAGTTGTTAAATTATTACTAATAGAACATTGTGATTTTCCTACTTGATTTCCATCTTGGTAACTCATTCCCTGCACGGCAAAATACTTGGAACCTGCCTTTTGAGCTTCTGCTAAGCAACTGTCTACTGAATAAGTAGCTGCGCCGAAATTCACTTTCTCCATAGCAGGTTTACTATTATCTTCATTAAAGCAACCTATATAAGTAGGTGTAGAACTATTTACTTCATATATTGCGTTTGCCCAACCACCGCCATAGGTTTTTCCATCTTTTGCTACAAAGGAATTTGAAGTTTTTCCTTGAGCAGTTGATTTATCATAATCATTGGATACTACACACTGAGCATTTCCATTCATAGAACCATTTTGTAATCCGAAAAATTTATATTTTCCTTTAATAGCCTGTGCCCGACAGGAGTTATAATCATCTACTTGTCGCCCGCCATTGCTAAAAGGCATGGCACGATTCGGACTATCATTGAATGTAGCTACAAAAGTAGCATCTGGAACTTGATATACTGAATTTACACCAGGTGCTCCATAAATATTACCATCAGTCCCTTTTTGACAAGCAGAATAAGCTTCACCTAAATTTGTAGCTGTTGTCAAATTATTGCTTGTAGAACATCCGTTAAATCCCACGCTAAAATAATCATTATTTGATTTTAATGCTGTCTGTAAACAAACATTATAATCCCAAGTGTTATTGGTTAATGTCATTGTATTTGGACCGGCTATAAAAACACCTTTATATGTGGCTGTTGGGTTGTTTACCACTTTTGTCACATATACATTAGTCGCTGTGCTAGTATTATTAGCATAGTTCTTTGTTAAGGTCATCAAATCTTTTTGAACCGTGTTGTACTGCGTAGCCAAATCGACATATCGCTTCTCTAAAGCTTGAATATTCTTTACATGGTTTTGAATCTCGGGATTTTTGTTTAGCAGTTGATACGATTGTTCTTTCACACTAGCTGTATTCGCGTAAAAAGCGTTATCTTGTTGATTTCCCCTAAAACCTTCGACTTCTACCCTATGTGTTTTTTCCCCCTTCTGTTTTCGATGTTTTACATCTTGATGCTTTTTATGAAATTCTTTTCCATGGTGCAATGAATGTGTATTTGGTTCTTCATGAAAGTTCATAATATATTATTATATATATAAAACATTATATTTTTTATATATACACCCGTTTTCTTTACATAATTAATACACCTGCTGTTATACCAACCACCGCAATAGTAACAAATATCCATAAAGAATTTTGGGAATTCTCTTGCACAGTGGAAATAAAAGTGTCGTCATATTCGTTCGATAAATTTTTATATTCCCGTTCCTCATTTTCTAATTGAGTTCTCTCTTTAACTAATGTGTCATACTTACTTACTAAGAGATTTTTATATGCGAAATTCCTTATTTGAGTTGTTTTGTCCGACGGATTCTTGTTTACCGCTGTTTGTATCTGCTGAATAATATTTCTTAATTGAGATTCCACTAGGTCTAACCTCCGTTTATATTGAGAGAGATTTGGCTTTTCAAATGCGGTATAGTCAAAATTAGTATCATTAGAATAATTAGCTACACCCCCATTATGTCTAAGGTAACATTCAGTCCCATATCTAGCAAAGTTACCTTTACCTTTAGATATAAAACCTCCATCACAATTTGATTTGGCACTGCATAAAGCTTTACATTCTTGAACATTATTTACTTTTATTTGTGAATAATTTACAGATTCTCCGTAATAATAAGCTTTTGATGTATCTTTATACTCTCCTTGCATTTTCTGTGCGGCATTTCTATAATCTAATAAGGCTTGTTTATATTGAATCAATGTATTCTGATATTGTTGTTCCAATTGTTGAAGTTCTATAGCATTGTTCATTCTTATAGTAGTCAAAGAAAAAGAATCTAGCAAATCACCTAAATAAAAAGGCTGACCTGAAGAGATACCCTAATCCAAACCCTAATAAAAAAATAACAATGTGTTCAGGTTTGTCTTCTGCTTTTTTAACTATTGCTAGTTGATTACATAATAAAGAATCTGGTTCCTCTATTTTCTTTTTTAAAAAAGAAAACACATCTTTATTATTGTTATTATTATTACTATTACTATTAGTAAAAATACTTCTAGATACTGGCTGAAATACAGAAGATTTTTGCATAGGATTAGAAAATCCTGCATCCATATAATTAAATACTCTTCCCCCTATAACTAGCGGATTCAGGCGTTTTTTCTCTCTAAACATTCTTCTCTCTATTAAAAATAGTATTATACATTTTTTTTCAAGATTCCATCGCGCTATTATCCCTTTCTATAAATTGAAAATAAAGAATAACTCAGGACCAAAATGCCAACTATCATACTAACATTTGAGATATATTGGGTTGTATACAGTTCTGTCATCTCCGTGTTTAATATACCGGCTCCACTATCACCTGCCAAAATTTTTGCTAGTTCTGTTGTCAGTTTAGCTTGTAACTCTTTTGCCGTATCAATCTTGCTATCCAAGTCGATTACTTCAGCGTTAAGTGTATCAGTTTCTAATTGAACTTTACTCTGTAGCATGAATAATCGACTATTTGCTAAACTAATATCTTGTTTGGCATATTGATATGTATTCGAATAACCCTGATTATCGGGGTCCCCGCTAGCATTTATATAAGCTTGTTTATAATCAGATAAAATATGGGGAAACTGATTTGCGTATCCGCTTAATGTATCTGTAAATTGCTGGGTTAGACTCATATAATATAGATATATACTATACCTATAATACTATTATTCTTATAATTTACTTATTTTTCAAATACCTTAGATACAGATTCTATAATATTTTCCCTCAATTGCCGTTTTACTAGGTCTGGTAATTTCACAAATCTGTCCAGGACGAATACCAATGACTTGCGCTACTGGGTCGAACCTTGAAATATCCGGGAACTGTGTATTGTCCGTAATATTATAGCGCTTTTTTACTTCGGTCACCTCGCTACTACTTAAAATTCGATGTTCGGGAACCAACACATTCTCCAGAATATTAAACTGAAGTCTTCTAATACTCTGAATCACAATCAGTATCTCCTCTTGTTCCCAAATATGTTTTAATAAGTTTAACATGGTATCATTCATATCATCCTTAATAATAATCATTAATGTATCTTGCTTTGTCAAAGTTTCCTCCATAATAAACAAGTCATCAATCATTTCCTGAATATTATTCGGTCTCAAGGTCTTTCCCATATAATACCTAATATATATCTTAGCCTTTCTACCCGTCTCTAAATTCTCCTCCTTTTTCTCTAACAGCATATCCAGCTGGCTATTCGTATACATGGCATTTACCTCGGTAATACTAAAATTCTCATATTCCTCCGTTTGATAGCCCTGCTTTTTCATAAGAGAGAGCACGATTTGTCGGGACTTATACATCGACGAAATAATGCTACTTGAATTTTGTGTTGCTGACATTGTTACTATACTATATAAATCTACTATACTATTTTCTATTTATATTCAATTTTTTATAAATATAAATATATTATTGGGGGGTTATGAAAACTGCACTTTTTTCACACCTCCGCCAGATTGGCTTTTCTCTTCCGTTTTGGATTCGTCTTCCTCCGTTTTTTCCTCCTCTAAATTCAAAATAGCTGTAGGAGATTCCTCTTTCGCCTTGGCCTCTTCTTTTAATTCTTCCGTTTTCTTACTCACCATCTTTAGCAGCAGACTCTTTTGCTGTTCTGGTAATGCATCAAACTGGTCTCTCACATTATCATCCCTAATATTGACCCGAGAAATAGGTGCTTCTCCTGCGAATGTGTCTCGCACCGGTGAAACCGTAGGACTTCGGGGCTCCAAGGATCCACTGCTATTAGGGTTATATTGCGGGCTATCTGCATTAGGAGGACTACCAGAAGGGCTCGAAGGTCGATAAGCAGGGCTAGTAGGCATATATTGAGGACTACCTGACCCTGGTGGAGGTGCTTCATCAGGACTCGTGGGTCGATAAGCAGGGCTAGTGGGCTCATATGGCGGAGTTTCCAAGTCATCAGGAGGAGGTCCATCAGGGCTTGAAGGTATAAATTTATTACTGGGTTCTTCTTCTGGAGTATGTGGAGAGAACTGACCTTTCTGTTCCCCGACTGATTCTTTTTCTTCTGGTATTACTAGACGACCTGCCTGTCTCTGGACATCAGCATTTAATAAGTCACTATTCTTTTTCTTAAAGTCTTGAATTACTTTTGATATCTCTCTATCATCATCTAATAAGAGTTGCATATTGTTTGAGAAAGACAGGTTTAGCAACTGGTCAATGTTATCCTCCGTAATAATCCTCATTTGAATATTCATTGCTTGCAGTTCATGAATTAAGAGTTTCAACGAATAAGGAACCCTAACAAGACTAAACGACCTGCCAAATCGACTCATATTTTTAATGTTCATCTTTCCATCCAATGTCGTAGTAAATTGCAAGGGTCCATCGGCAAATGGACTAATAAAGAGATTAAGTGCACTATTATACACAGCAATACAACCCGTCTTATTACATATAGCCATATGATATTCGTCTCCGCGAACCATGAAAGACTCATTCAAAAACGCCGAAGCACCGTGCGCCATAATACCGTCGCGTTCCATCTCTCCAATTCGCAATCCACCATCATTTGCACGCCCTTGCACAGGTTGTCGTGTTAACATCGTATTCGGTCCCCGGGCACGATAATTGATTTTGTCTTTTACCATATGTTTCAAACGCATATAATATGTCGGGCCTATGTAAATATCCGAAAAAATCTGTTCGCCCGTCATTCCGTTGTATAAGACTTGATTTCCACTGCTATGGAATCCGGCTTTCACCAATTGCGCTCCGTATACATCCGTATTTGGTCCCATAGTTTGAAATGCCGTGCAGTCTCCATATGCACCTATACTAGTGCATAACTTTCCTAGTAAACTCTCAATCAATTGACCGATTGTCATTCGAGACGGCAACGCATGCGGATTAATGATTAAATCCGGTCTGATTCCATCCTTGGTAAAAGGCATGTCCGCTTCAGGTATAATGAGCCCAATGGTTCCCTTTTGTCCGCACCTCGAAGCCATCTTGTCTCCTATCGCCGGAATACGGTCTTCTCTCACGCGAATCTTCGCCAATCTAAATCCTTCTTCCCCCTCTGTAATAAAAGCCCTATCAACAAACCCTAGTTGCCCTTTTTTAGGAAATACAGAGGAATCTATTGATTTAGCATTGACACCCCCTAGAGAACTCGCAGTTACTTTCCCAATTAAGACAATTTTATCGTCCAAGGGCGTATTTTCTTTTATTAAGCCATGCTTATCAAGATGACTATAATCATAGCCAGGTTTGATTCCCGCAATCGTTTTACCAGTTACATCATCAAAAGTCGATGAACTAGATGAACCAGCCACTTTACTGCTCTCTTCTCTCGCCTCATAACTGGAATAATAGGTTGTCCTGAATAATCCTCTACTAAGAGACCCCTCATTTACCAAGATGGCATCCTCTACATTGTATCCCGTATAAGACATGATAGCCACAATAGTGTTGACACCATAAGGCATCTGCTCTTTATTGATATAGTCTAAATACTTTGACTTGGTAAGCGGGACTTGGCCGTAATTAAGAACCACCCCCATTTTATCAATGCGCATTTGGTGATTAGAATGATAAAGACTGACGGCCTGTTTGCTTTGTCCACAAGAAAATGCATTTCTTGGAAGAGGATTGTTTTCCGGATAAATAATAGAGTTACCTAATACACCTAGTAAAAAAGAAGGATGTATTTCCACATGAGTATAATACTTATTTTTTTCCAAATCGGCCAATGAAGTGGCAATCAAGGCACCTTCCTCTTCCGATGGGTCGATATAGTCGACAACAGCACGACTTTTATCTAACACGGATTCAATGTTATCTATCGGTGCTGAGGACTCCCCAAAAAACTCGGCTATATCATATACTTTGTTCTGTCGAAGGTCAAAGTCTTCTGGTTTCTTAGAAAATCCGGCTACGACCTCTTGCCAAGTAAATTTCCCAGATTCCAATCGTTCTTCTACATCATCATGCTGGTAACTTACCCGTCTTCTGTCATCCACATAATAAATTGGTCGGGTCAGTCTCCCCGAATCAGTATATAATACAATCTCATTATGATTGTAATCAAACGAAATGCTCATATAAACAGGTAGAATCCCATTTCTTCGCATTAACTTAATGAGGGCGATTAATTTAAACGGCTCGCTAATAACACCAATCCAGACTCCATTTACCATAATTTTCGTTGATGAACTAATGGATTCGGGGTGACATTCTTGTAATAATCGTAGCCCTGCTTTAGAACGCAGCCAATCAATCAGAGGTTTTGACGAAGTGCCACTTGTTACTAAAGTGCTAATCGCCATATGCTTGTGAAGCCCGATATTACCCCCATCCGGCGTATCAATCGGGTCAATATATCCCCATTGCGACGAATGCAAGTGTCTTGGTCCAACCACCTTGGCACTCGAATCCAGAGGCAAGTTGAATTTACGCATTTGCGATATAAAAGAATTCCAAGATAACCTGTTAAGGTCTTGAATAACACCCACCCGCTTGGTGTGTTCTTCAGCACCCCAATTTCCCTTGAATGCTTTTTTAAATCCCGATTCTATATCGCGCTCTTTGAAAAATTCATGGTAATTACTCTGGATTAAAGTAGCGAAATTCTCAATCTTATTTTTATATTGACCTCGGTGATAATAGTATTCATTGTCTATCTTTAGAGAGATGGCTCGTTTTTGTATCAAATAATACTCCCTGAATAAATCATATATCAGGGAACCAGACAATTCTACGCGTTTAAACTTGAAGTTATCACGGTCAGTCGGTTTCTCTTCTTTTGTAACAACTTTTAATAATTTGTTCACCATATATCCAACAAAATAAGCCTTGTCTAAGAAATTATCCGTGCTAATATGAGGCAAAAAGTAATTCATTAAAATGTCCATGACACCACTCATTGTTCGCCTTTTTGTAAATGTAGCGATATATTCTAGAGCAGTTTGTTGGTTGAATATTTTGCCAGCGTCATGAATAGACGGTATAAACAGGTCTACATAGGATTCGCCCTTTTTTAAATCTAAGAGACAATACTGGATAATCTCCTTGTCCGATTGTAAACCGAATGCTCTCATTAAAATAAAAAGAGGAACCGGTTTTCTCACATTAGGAACCGTTACCACAATATTTTGATTGGAGAATTTAGCTGAAGGAGCCACCATTCTCACAGCCGATGTTCGAATCGGTTTGGACGCATCTTCTGATACTGACCTGATTTCGGCCGAATGACTATAAATATTATCGTCTTTGTTCGCTCTTATGTATAACATATTGTCGGCAAATTTCTCTTGACTAACAATCGTCTTCTCTTTTCCATCAATGATGAAATAACCGCCGTAATCTTGGCGACATTCACCTGCGTTAAAACGCGCTTCAGGTGCTAATCCTTTTAGAATACACAGATTGGAATGAAGCATAATGGGGAATCTGCCTAAATAAATCTTATTCAATGTTTCCGTGTGTTCCTTTCGCTCACCATCTTCATAATAAATGATTTCTACATCGACATCATAATGAATGGTGATTCCATAAGTCATATTTCTTAATCTCGCGTCATTCGGGTACATGTAATGACTGTAAGCATCGTCATAAATAACCGGTTTTCCAAAATATAGCTTACTGCCGTCTTTTCCTCCTAAATAAAGCAAGATTTCATTATTATTTGTCGTTTTATCCCCTTTAGTTCCTTTCTCTCTTGCTTCTTCCTCCTGTTCTTTCTCATCTTGTCGCTCAATAAATCTTATAGGATTGTTCTCTTTAAAGATAGTTGACATTCCCGTGGAAAAGAAACGGTCATACGATTCTAAATGATGTGCCACTAAATTATATGGGTTTTCCTTGAAATACTTATCTATTATTTTCCATTCCATAGCCTATACTTATATATTCCTCTTATTTTTATAATAGTATTTTCACAAATATTATTATATCAAAAAATGTAAATCTTAGGTTCTAAGCCATTACTAGAAACATCATCAAAAACATCAATATAAATGGAATAAGAACTAGGAACCAGGCAATCTCACTATGTCCATCTTTGCACATCAAATTGAGAATCCAGGTCCAGAACAAAATGTAAATGAGTTTCATGATGAGAACCATGGTAGTATTGGGGACTTGGGCACTATAAGGTCCTAAAGTATACACATTATGATTTCCCATGTTTTGTAAAACAACTGCTACGAAACCTATGATAGAAATAACAAAGTATAACATTGCTGGAGTGCACAACTGTTTAAGACTCTTGGGGAAGGCCATATATACATAGAATAATATTAAAACTTTTTTCCTATCCTATATTTTGTCCTCAATAATTCGTATTTCCAAAAGAATTTGCCATTTGGTCTTTATACGGCAATGGATTTACAGGCGGTTTATATCCTTGCATAGCGTTATAGCTAGAACCGGCATTAAATTGTATTCCCCTAAACATATTGGTTATGTCCTGAGGAATTAGATTGAATCCACCACCGCGTTTCACTCTTCTGCTTCTTCGTCTTCGTCCACCCTTTATGCTAAATGCTGAATGTGATGGCACAAAAGAGTTATCTCGATTTGCCATAATTACACTAGGGTCATTAGGATTGTTTACCTCAGGATTTACCGCATAATGATTTCCTGGACTAGTAGCCGTAATAGGTGCTCCTACAAAGGCTGAACCGTTGCCACCTCTTTGTTTCCCTCCATTAAAAAAAGGTATTTTATTGCATCCACACGACTTCTTTCCTCCTAATAATAACAATGGGGCGGCTACTGCGCATACCGATGCTAAAGGTCCGCACCCACCTCGCCTGCCTGTTCTTCTAGTCCTTCTTCTCGTGCCTCTTCTCGTGCCTTGGCCTCCCATCTGTCCTCTATTAGAATCGCCTCCTAAACATTGATCGCATCCACCGCGCATGACTCTTCTTTTTTTAGAACACCCTTTCATATTCCATATTTTTCTTGCCATAATGTCTTTATACTATCATTATAAAATTATTTTTTATAATGGTTTTTATCATTGTCATTGTCATTGTCATTGTCATTGTCATTATAATTCTTATTCAATGTCTACATGTGTCAGCATATGTCTTCGACAACACATTCGTGTCATGCCTAAATCATCCAAGACATCACCCTCCACCGTTTTTTCGCTCAACTCTTTCGTCAAATAAAGAACCTTATCAATATCCATGCCTTTGCCAAGCTTTCGCTTACGCACCTCTTCCGTAAAATATCGATACTTATCAGCAATTACATTTCCGCAAGTAAAACACTTAATAGGAATGATCATTCTATATATACTTGTTCTACTATTTAACTAGTTTTTCAATCAATTTTTTTTTTGTGCCGTTTCTTTTTGTCTAAAGTTGTATGAATATAAAATCCATATTCATATGAACGCTCTTCTAAAGGAATATGAGAAAAGGTCATCTCTATCCATTTACACAGCTCCCTACGCGTCATCGTCTTAATTATATTAATCTCTTTTGACATAGTCTGGAACATGGTATAGACAACCTCTTTATTATAAGTCACAATCATACCATTATTCGGCAAATAATTCTGTTGCCATTCTCTTTCAACACACCTGCACTTGGCATCACTATCCGTATTACACTCATCACAAAAAAATGGCAAGACAGTAGCCTTAAACTGAAGGCAATAATGATCTGTAGTCTTATAATGCACTACTTGTAGATAGCCTATCTTGTCAAATTCGGTCTTTTCAACTATATATGGAATATTATCATTTATGGATTCAAACATCGATTATACTAATTTATAGAATACTATTTATATTATTTTACTATTACTTTTACTTATATTATCTATTGGGGACAACCATTTCCATAACACTTATTCATATAATAATAATAATCCACTTTAATCGGGTTTCCTTCTCCGTCTACATTTAACGAAGGGCCTCCTTGATTTCCAGCCATACATGTTGTTCCATTTACAAGGACACTACACTGATTCGTCTTACAAGTAGCACTAGGTAATCCTTGGCAATTTGTATTCAATTCTACTAAATTATTAGCATTTGCATTGCAAAAATGGTCATTCAAGTTTACCCCTAAAACAGCCTCGCTTTCGTCCTTGTAATTTATTAATCCTTCTAGGACCGCAGTAGCCATAACAGTTTTAGGTGGTTCTAACACATTGATATGCTCTAGATTAAAAAATAAAAGTAATCCTAAAAATATCATTATAATAATTGCTATGATAGCTATGGATTCCATTCAAGATTTCTTACAATAGAAAGAGATAATAAATCTTTGGATTCTTTATTGAATAATCAGGCTTCGATAAGCTAGCCACAGCTTTTCATCTAGAACAATAATACCACCACCACCGCGACTCTTCTGTGATTCCATTCTATTCAAGTCACCTATGCATACCCACGGCACTCGTTTTTCGGCCGACAAAGCTATCTTGGAATGGTCATGTGACTCTGTATAAGATTTATTGCCAGTGCCCATCATCTCTTTAATATGTGTCACTGCGTCGCTTTCTTTTATCACCTGACCTCGTAACCAAGTCTCCACAAGACAAGGACCACCGAATTCTTCTACTATGAAATCCTCGTAAATATCGATATGGTCCTTCGGGGACTTTGCCACATGGAAAAGGTTTTCACCTAGCCAAAGCTTCTTACAGTCAGCTGTCTTATGTTTCCTATTAATCACCTTATCTACTGTATTCGACAAATAGATGTGTGGTTGCATATGGTATACTTGTTCCAAGATATCGTGTAACTTTTCATTCTCGTAATCTATCTCTATGTAGATAAAAGATTGAGCAAATAATTCCTCGGCATGTTCTATATTGGATAATTCGACTTGACCTTTCTCATTTAGCTTAAAAGTTTGAGGAAAATGCGGAACTGAATGCACTAGCCAAGACAAGCGTTTTGTCACGGTATTCCATGTTATAATCCCCTTACAATGTCCATGTGTTGTGCCATGAACATCCACTTGGTCATTGTATACCATGAAATCTGTCCATACATGAACCGTTTTATAAAGACCTTGAATCCAAGTATTTATATCTTGACCTTCTAAAAAGTGACCATTGGATGGCTCATAGAACTTATAAGTAAGTCCATGAGGGGACTTTATAGCCGAAGTATAATAGACTGAGGGTCTTCTCTCCTTTTCGCTAGTAGAGCGAAAGCAACAGTAAGGAAAATAACTACTGCATGTAGTTCCCATTGTTAGTTTATTATTAGCTCTGGATTCCGGGGTTATTTATAATAATCAATTTTTTATAATATATAATATATAGTCTTTGTCTATATTATGACTAGAAGAAAAAGAGTAGGAGGAAAAAAAAGAAAAACGAGGAGAAAGATAAAAAGACAATACGGTGGAGCTCTCCCTGAAGATAGTAAGAAAATATTAGTTGATGCCAACATAATAAAAGATGGGGATGTCAATCTCGTTAAAGAATTCGTTGAAACAATGATAGAAACCAAACACTTTTTAAAATATCCTTTGAAAAGCAAGGAAGAAATGGAAAAGGAAGAAAAGGAACGCGAAAAAAGACGAAAAAAGAAAGCAAAAGGAAAGAAACCCGGATTTTTTGGTCGATTAAAAGGTTTTTTTACAAGGAAGAAGCCGGATGAGGGTAAAGAGGAAGATGAAGAGGAAGAAGAAGAAATAGAAGACTTTGACTTGAAGAAAGAATCTGAATATGAAAACAATGATGAAGGCGTTAAGTCGTCATCACGAGTGAATAAAGAGATTCAACTTGTCACTATTGAAACTGACAACCGTGACCTTTTCACGGGATTCTTTTATATTAAATCGTTGCCCCGAAAGAGAATCAAGTTCTCTCTAATCTACGGTAAGATAGATGAATTAACCATTACTATAGGCGATGACTCTGAGGTATTCAAATAATGGCTTTTGCTTTCTTCTTATTAGATTTATCATTAGATTTATCACTAGATTTATCACTAGATTTATCACTAGTCTTCTTACTATTAGTTGGCACCTTCTTATGAACTTCTTGATGACATGCTTCGCACACTGTTAGCAAATTGGCTGGATGATTCTTATGAAATGTATTTCCTTGACTATCCGTAATAATGCCATACTTATTTGCTCTGGATTGGTGTTCCAAATGGTGCACCTCTGTTCCCATCTCCTTCTTACACATCTCACATATTCCAACTATCTTTTGACTGTTAAAGTGCGAACTCTTGAGAGAAAAAGGATTCGCAAATTCTTTGAAATATTTCATCCTGATTTGATGTGCGTTTTCCAAGAAATCTGTCGGTAAATGAAGTGATTTACACACTTCTAGGCCATACATACTCTCTCCCGGACCATCTTGCAATTTCCTATTATAAACTAGCGTGTCCAACTCTTTGTTATAAATAACTGCCATATGGTTTAAGGAAACCTTGCTAAGCTCTTTTATTTCTTCGTAATGAATAATCTCATGCAAATGTGTTGCAAAAATAAAACTGCTATTTTTTCTAGCTAATTGTTGGATTCCAGCAACGAATATGCTAATTGCTGAAATACTTTCCGTTCCCGAACACAGCTCGTCACCCAAAATAAGACTGGATTCATCTGCCAAGCGTAAAATAATACGCAGTTCAGACATTTCCACGGCAAAAGTAGAGAGACCCTTGAAAATATTGTCATTGCCTAGAATGCGTGTAAATAGCGTCTTATATGGATAAAAGATGAATTGAGAACAAGGAACATATAGTCCGGCTTGCGCCATGATAATAGCAATGCCTAGAGCGCGGATAAAACAAGTTTTGCCCACTGCATTCGTTCCGTATAAGAGAATTCCTCTCCGCTCATCATCTAGGGAAACTGTGTTAGAAACATAGATTTCGCTCTGTTGAATGTGCTCAATAAGGGCATGGCGAAGATGATAGGCTTTGACAAAGGATTTAGTATTATTATTATTATTAGTATTATTATTATTAGTATTATTGCTCGGGAGAATCTGTGGCTTACAGTAATTAAATTTCCTGGCTAGGGTAGCCTTAGCAAAAAGTATATCTATCACCGTGATAAATTCACTAATCTTATTCAAACTTGTTTGAAACAGCTCCATCTTCTTTAACAGTAGTAAATACACCTCTGTTATCAAGTCTTTCATTTTGATTTTAATGGAAGAAATATTCTTACAAATGGTGTGAATTTGATGGCTATAAATCTCCTCATTGCTCGAGGTAGCATGTCTATATTCTACGGCTGATAGCTGAAAAATGAATGACTTATTCTCTCCATAAAATAAGCTGACTTCTTCTGGTTCTTTCTTTAACAATTCTTTTAGATTGGAACACCGGCGCTTCGTAGTAACAAGCGTAAAGTTATTCTTTTCTGTTTCATGGATTTTGATATAGGAGTCATCACTTGTCTTACTCTTCTTCTCGCACTTACTAATCAAGGTATTTAGAAAAGTGCGAATTGCTTCTAGTTGCTTCATGGAGTCATCGAGCAGGTCAATATTGGCATCTAGAACTTGATGAATACCTCGCTTTATGAAATTGGTCTCGAACTGAGACATGGTGTCGCATTCACAGCAACTAGGTAAATCAAAATGAAGGTCGATAAACGAGGTGACTTTATCACAATCTTCACCAATGTCTAGCAGATTTCTGCTTTCTAGATACGATATCAATACTGTATTTTTTTCTTTTATCTCCGTTTCCATATTCTTTGTGGTATGTAAATCTTTATGCAGTTGCACTAATAGTCGGGGTGCCATCTTTTTCATCATGATTTGCCGTGTTATCTTGGAAAGGTCTTTTATACCTGATAAAGAGTTCTTAATAATGGATTCATATGAGGAATAGTCGTCTAAGATATGTTCCGTCATATCATACTCTCGAATCAGGTAGTCTACTTTTGTAGTTGGGTTCAGCAATTGATGAGAGAACGCTCGCTTTCCCATGTTTGTAATACAGATGTTTAACAGCTTCTCTACGGATGAAAGAGGTCCAGTTGATTGATGGTCGTCAATCATATTCAGCTGTTTCAAAGAATGGTTTGCTAGAATGAACCGGTCACCACAATGCTCAAATATGGGTTCTTCAATCTTATATATCAAATTGGGGTTATGCTTATAAATAAAATCTAGGAGAAAACAGAAAGCCTGAGTGGCAATACTATGTTCATAAAAAGTGTGGAAAAATGTATTGATATCCTTTTTCTCTCTGTAAAACCTAGAGAGAAGTTCCTTTTGATAAGTCTGTTTCTCAGCATGGATAGCCGAGGTCTTCAAAGAATTCTCCCTTTTATCTTTATCTTCTTCTTTATCATCATCATCAAAAGATAATGATATCTTATGAACCGACTTGGCTTCATTGTTGCCAAATTGCAAAATGGTATCGAGTGTCTTCTCCGGAAGATTTCCAATAATAATGGTTTCACTAGGATGATAGATAGAGAGAAATCGCTCTAATTCGTCAAAGGTAGTTGGATTCAAGGTATATTGCTCTCTGTATTCAAAAATGGAAGACTTTCCCGTATAAATGTCGATATTGGCTAGCCCTAGGTGAACCATGCTCCTTTCGCAATGCACCCATATACAACAAATATTATTGGTGATTTGGGCTGAGGATTCATGAGAGAAATAAGTACCTGGACTATAAATGCCTTGAAGGCTTCTCGTTGTATTCTTCACTTGGTCATCTTGGACAAAGACCGCAGTAACATATCCGGCCTTTTGAAGCTTCTTCAAATATTTATCAATCATATAAGTGGAAAATCCCGCCATAAGCACACCTTGAGTGCCGACACAGATTTTCTTGTCAGCAATATTGAGGTCGCAAATTGTAGATACTTCCACTATTTGACTGCCTGTAATCGTGTGCGTTTCTTTATTTTCCAAGCCATAGACTTCGTAAAAAGAGCCGACTTGCATGAGAACCACTGTTCTCTCACCATATTCTTCTATGTAATGTTTTGTCTTTTCGAAATAGTCTTTGATAAGAGCCATAGTTACACCTTATTTGGTATTTATAGAAATAACTTTAGGCTGTTTCTATAAATAAATTATTATCTTATAGTATTGTATAGCATAGTTATGAATCCTCCCCCAACTATTAATTATAAGGGTAAAACATATACTATATTTAATGGAAGTAATGGAACCCCATCTGCTACTTTTACAAGAGATAGAAGAACTGGCGAAAATAAAAAAGTATATGGGTATTGTTATCCCAATTGTAAAACATTTAACGGGAAAGATAATACTATTAGTGCTTTAGAAGATGGAACGATTGTAACTCTTGAGGAAGGAGAAATTGTAGGGTCAATGCCATCTTCAATGCCTTCAATGCCTTCAATGCCTTCAATGTCTTCAATGCCTTCAATGTCTTCAATGCCAGATATATTCGCAGTTAAAAATAAATTTTCTCAAGGGGTTTCTTCATTTTTTAATCGTAATAAAACAGGTGGTAGAAGACGACAAACAAAGAAATCTAGAAAATCTAAGAAATCTAAGAAATCAAGACGACATAAAAAATAATATTATTTTCTATAGCTATATAAATTAATAGTTATGGCTTCTGCTGGTCTTAATCTTGCAGTAGTTCATACGCTTATCGATACAATAAATAATGGCGAAGTTTATGAAAAAAATACTGAATTTAGTGGCGTTAATGGTATTTATAAATATTGTAATAAAATAACGAAATATAGATGCATCTATGTTAATTCTCAAGGAAAAGTTTTAAATTTTTATAATGGAGTTAGTGAGCCAACAAATCCTGAAGATATAGACAAATCGCAAATCATTGTAGAACCACTTGCAGGAGACCAAAGATGGAATACGCTTGGAATTCCTGCTGATACTTATATAAGCGAATATGCTCATATTGTTCCTGTTCCTAAACCCGGATTTTTGGGGAGATTATTTGGGAGAAAGGGTGGAAGACGAAGGCGAACAAAGAAATCTAGAAAATCTAAAAAGACAAAAAAGGTAAAGAAGTCTAGAAGACGACACTAATTATCTGATAACACAATGAAATCTTCTTCGGGGAGACCAATTCCAGTGGATAAAATCTTGCGTTTCAAATAAATAAAACTGGATTTATCTAAGATTTCCAACTTGTAATATAAAAACTTTATTATAAAGAGCATAACAGTAGCATAATATGGAAGGATTGTTTTTTCCATATGATTGCGCAAAACATCTTCTTTGAACTGCTCATCATAAATAGAGAATTCAGTGCGAAATTTGCTTTCCTCATCTACATATTTAATTTTATATCCAGTGACAATGCGATTATTACTCAATTTCCAGACGACTTTTTTCACTTTGCTTTTGTCTAAATGTAAGAAATGTTTCATCTTTTCAACAGTGCTATGAACATTATCACTAAATATATCTACATCAATATCGCTGTAGTTAGGAAAATAATCAGCGCGCTGGACACTTCCGTAAAAGAGAATTTTTGTATTTAAATATTCGCTTAATTCTTTATAAAACTGAACCGTATTTTTTGGTAAAGGATGCTTTGTTGATTCCATTCGGGTTATATTACTTGGAGATAATAATTTCTACCTAGTAGTTTTCCGGTTTCTAAGTTTTCTGTGTTTTTTTATAGTTCTTTTACTTGATTTTTTTCTTTGTATCTTCTGTCTTCTTGTTTTTCTTTGTTTCTTGAACTTGTAATGCCTTTGGGTTTTTCTTTGTTTTTTTGTTTTTCGTTTGGACCGATTTCCTCCACCATCCCTCTCCATTTTATTAGGCGCAACTGATTGTTCTTCTGTATCGTCTTCTTTTCTTTCTTCTTCATGTTCTTTCTTATTTTCTATTTGAGGTAAACTCTTTGAAGTAGGTTGAAAACAAGAAGATAAACATTGTGAAAAAAAAGAACATGATTCACTTGCGCAAGAACTACATTTTTTACATAAAGATTCTTTTTTTAATATATTCCATTCTAATAAACTAATGGATGACATAAATGCTTGTTTTGTATTATCTAACAACATTTTCAGTGTAATAGTTTCAAAGGTTGACAAATATTTAGGATTATATAAAAAAAAAGATACTATAGCGTCCTTTATAATATTTAATATATTAACTTCGATCAATTCATCTTTTTCAAAAAATTCTAGTTGAGTATCTCGTTGTTGACTATCATATAATATATTTTCTATAGTTTTATTTAATAAATCTCCATGGTTTTCTTCTAATTTCCATATCATAAATAAAAAATTTAATTTTGCACCAATATCTATTTGAAAATTATTAAATAATGATTCAGTTATTTCTTCAAGATTTTCTTCATAAATATAACAATAATTTATAGTTACATTAACATCTCTATTTTTTAATATATATAAAAACAAACTTCCATACATTAATTCTTTATGATCAAATCCATCTTTTATTAGTAGCTCGTTAACACCATTTGTTGTATTTTTAGTAAATATTGTTGAAATATAAGCATTATCAATTAATATATTGGATGTTAAATATGTATACTGTATTCCTTCTTTACGGCTACCTCCACCACCTTGTAAACCTATACGTGGTTGTCTTATTAAAGAATTAGGACAAACACTAACTAATTCTACTTTTTCAAACTTCGTTGGGTCACCATCTTTATATTTACTATGGCTACTTATTGCACCTCTACATTTTAAAAATTGTTTTAATTCTATCCTACATCCTGCAAATACATCTGGTTGCCTAATAATATCTCCTACGCTTAATGTAATAGATATAGTCACGGCATTTATATCATTGCATGCCGTTATTATATCTTCAAAAAAAGCTTCCATATCCTCACTAGAAAAATTATGTGTATTATAAGAATCATAGGTTTCTAATGCTTCTCCTGCGAATGCTAGTCCTCCTCCTCCTCCTCCTCCTCCTGCGGATGCTGGTTCTGCATCTACTAGTTTCATTGGTTCTGATAGTTTCAATGGTTCTGATAGTGAACTTTTTTTTACCAATATTAAAAATGGAGATGAAGAAGATGAAGAAGATGAAGAAGATGAAGAAGATGAAGAAGATGAAGAAGATGAAGAAGATGAAGAAGATGAAGAAGATGAAGAAGATGAATCTGGTGCTTTAAAACCAAAACACTTAACTCCATATGTTGCTAAAATTCCAATAGATTGATCTCCTAATGATTTTATTAATGATGCACTAAGTATCTGATATAGATTTTTCTCATTTTCTCCTATAAAACTACCGAAAGAATCTGAATAATTCCATTTCTGTATAATTTTGTTCCAAATAGGCACAACATTATCATTTAAACTTATTTCACTGTGACCCTCAAATCCAGATTCACTATTATATATTTTTAATGGTATATATGAATGACCACGTGGTACATAAGTGCCATCTCGTGTAAACTCATAAAAAGCGCACGCAACATAATAATAATAATCATCACCATCTTTTCTCATTATATTAAAAACATGATAAGCTAGACCATCAGTTGTTCTAAAAACTATATTTTTTAAACCAAAAATGCCTCTTTCTGCATTTTTTGCTGTACTGCCTCCATCTGTTATTATTTCAAATGAATTAACAGTTTTTATATCATCACGTCTACCATCTTTATCGGGTGGTGGTGCTAAAGTAGATGCATTATTTAATACAAATTTTGAACGTGTAATAATTTGTTCTTCATAATTATTAGTTCCTTTCTGTATTATTGAACTCCCATCATGTTCTTGTACCAAAGGTTTTAAACAACAACCAATAGTCGTAAGAAATGCGTTTGCTTCTAATTCTGTATTTGGCTTATAATATGTTTCATAATCTATTACATCACCACCTAAAATCCCTTCACCCCCTCCACCTCTATACTTCAACTTCATAGTATTCATTATGTCCTCAATAATTTTATTTATATCTTTACCAACTGGAGTTCTTTTTCCATCATGTGGTATTTCAAGCATTAATATTGTAAGTAAATCTAACCGATCAATCTTTAAATCTACTATTGTTGCTAATGTTAAATGATGTTGTAAAAATTCTTCTGCAAAATTTATCTCTTCAGTAAAGGGATTAATAGCAGGATCGCTTTCACTTTCACGTTTAAATATAGTAGCATCTCTATTAATGATTGATTCACAAAATCCTGTCATCATACGTCTATCTGCATCAGTGTCTAAAAACTTATCACTTGCATTTTTTTCATATGTTTGGATTTCTTCAACAACTTTATTTAAAATAGTGTTCACAGCTGCACCCAGTACCCTATAACTTCCTTCAATGTCCGAATCCATGTATAAACTAAAAGTTGTTCGTAATAAATTATTTATAGTGGGTCCTTTACCGGGTCCTTTACCTAGTCTATCTTCTGTAGATTTAAATACTTGGGTTAAATAGCTAGTCTCCACATCAGAAAAATATTCATGTATTATTCCCTCAAATAACTCTTTAATATGACATTCTTCAATAAAATTATTATATTCCTCCTGTATATTCCCTACATTAGGAGATTGAGCTCTACTTGCACGGTCACTTTTATATTTTTGAAGTTGTAACTTATATTTTAAAATAAGTTGTTCATCAAGTAACGTTAATAAAGCTTCATTGTATCCTTCTTTTGTAGGGTTTAGACTTTCTATATATCTTTCATTATCTCTTAATTGGGCCCCTAATGATGATGAGGTTTGTTGTCCATCTCGTAATACTCGTGTTGAAGGTTCGTCAAAAGATTCTTCAAACTCTTTAGGATTAGCTTCAGAAGCATCAGTCCCTTCAGAATGATAAGAATCTAAATGGTGATAAGAAACTTTACTAGGTGTTGATTGATTAGAATATGCGCTCGCTGATGCGCTCGCTGGTGGGCTCGCTGGTGGGCTCGCTGATGCGCTCGCTGGTGGGCTAGATGTTCTCGGTTTTTTTCTTCTCAGCTCTTGTAGATATTTGTCTGCGTCATCTTCTCTATTAAAATAGAAAATATTTTTATCATTTATACCATTCTTATTAACATAAACACCATCAGAATTTAAAATATCATAATTTTCAGGTATTACTTCAGGCCTTTTGTTAGAAATTACACGTGTAATTCGTTGAGTGTTATTTAGATCATAATATTCAATAATATAAAATTTTTCCACATGTGCCATTATATATTTTATATATATATATAAAATATATCCAATTATTACTCTTTTGTATCGCTTAAGAAATTATGTAACAACGTATCTTTATTCGTATTCACAATTTCTCCCGCCATCATTGCCGATTCATATGTTTTTCGTATAACATCATTCGGTGCTACACTTCCTACTTTAATTAATCCATGCTCTTTCAAATACTTCTTCACATCGTGAATCGATTGTTTTTTTAACTCTTTTTGTGCATTCATAATTTTTTTCCGAGTATGTTTATCTTTCATCAATACACCCACTTTTCGATATACCGTTGATTTTCCCAAGGTATACCTTTTTTTAATCGTCTTTTTGATTCTTTTTGGAATCTTGGCTTCCTCTTCTGCTAGTTTTCCTTCTGTCAGCATTTCTTCTATGGCTACTTGTTCTTCTGTTACTGGTGCTGTGTCTAACGATGCGAAGAAAGAGGGTTCATCTATTGATAAAGAAGGCGAAGATATTGAAGAAAAAGCTTCGGTAAAAGATATAGGTTCCTCTATTACAGGTGTTTGAATTAATGTCTGGGTTCGCATTTTCTCCTCTTCTTGTTGCTGGGCTAATCGCTGTTTTAAAAGTTCAAGCTTCTTCTCTCTTTCTGAAATAACTGGATTACTAGGGATTACAGGATTACTAGGGATTACGGGGTCTATAACTTGCACAGTTTCCATCTGTTTCCTAGTAGAATTCCATACACGATATGTCGGTTTTTGACCGTTTTTAAGACACCCATAAGGCACCGCTGTATCCGGCTGATAATTTATTTTCATAACAGGAGTGGCAATCTCTATTTCCTCCCTTGGTAATCCAATAGGGACTTCCAATTCTGCCGGTAATTCTAACTCTACCGGTGCATTTGTTAAAGACGAATAATTCTTGAAGGTTCTGGCCGGGGGTTTTGGCTTTTTTTCTTCTTTCTGTTTTTTAGATACGCTATTCAAATATTGTAGTGACTCGCTGAACTCATCAGCGAATGATTCTGCTGTATTTATAGTCTTCTCAGGATTATTTATGCCTTTTTTTTCCTTCATTTTATGTTCCTTAATTCTATTCAAAAACTGTTTCTTTAAAGCGGTCTGATTTATCATTAACGGTTTTCCACCTGTTGACTTATTGTTATCACGATTCTTCTTTGTTTTATTGGATACATTGAAAAAAGCTGGATTGATAGAAATGGTCTTCTTTTGAGGGTCTGGCATTTTATAAGTATAAATGTAATATATTTACACTTATAAAATTTATACGGCATCTAAACTCTATTATTTTTTACATCTTCTTACTCTCCTTGTTCTCCTTACCCTCCTTACCCTCCTTACCCCTCTTGTTCTTCTTGTCTTCCTTGTCTTTCTTCCTCTTCCTCTTTCTAGTTCAGCCAATTCTTCTAAATCCGCTTCTAAATCTTCATCTTGGGCTCTGGCAGCTGCTACTTTTGAGCTATTTGGTTTTCTCTTATAGGTAAATGACCTTCCTTCGGAATCATAATCGATGGATTCATTATTGTTACTGCTACTTTTACTGCTACTTCTGCTACGACTAGTACTACTAGTTTTCTTACCTTTCTTTGCCTTAGATAATGATATCATTTTGCGTTTATATACAAAGGGTCTTCCTTCTGAATCATAAGCAATGGATTCATTGCCACTGCTACTAGTCATTGTAGATTTTTTAACAACAGGTTGTTTCTTCTTTTTATAAGTAAAAGGCTTCCCATCTGAATCATAATCGATAGACTCAGTATTACTACTACTCGTAGTCATCTGTTTTTTAACAACAGGTTGCTTCTTTTTTTTATAAGTAAAAGGTTTTCCTTCTGAATCATAATCAATAGACTCTTCGCCACTGCTGCTAATGGAATCGCTCATTTCTTTGTCTTTTTTATTCATTCTTACTTATATTATATATAAAGAAAAGTAAAAAGAAAAATAAAGAAAGAAAATATTCTTTTCCACCTAAACTAATATAAAAATAAAATTGAAACAAATAGTAGTTAATCTAAGTTACCATAAAACATGGCAGCATTAGATACTACTAAACACATGGACTCGACAATGGATGAATTGAGGGAGTCATTATCCTCCTCCAGTATGGCGCATGATACTTACGTAGAAACACCCTGGACTATTATCGAATCCTATTTCAAAGGACAGCATTTGGATCGCCTAGTCAGGCATCAACTGGAATCCTATAATAACTTCGTTAGTTATCAAATCATGAAGACGATTGAGATGTTCAATCCTGTGACGATTGCTTCGGAACAAGATTACGACCCCGTCTCAGGCAAGCATTCCCTAGAAATCCTCGTGACATATGAAAATTTCCACATTTATCGTCCGCAGATTCATGAGAATAATGGAGCCACCAAACTTATGTTTCCACAAGAGGCCCGGCTCAGGAATTTCACCTATTCTTCCGCAATGACGATTGATATGAGCATCAAATATATTGTTCGCACTGGTGAGCATCTGGAAAATGTTCAAACTTTCTATAAAACCCTTCCTAATATTCACATTGGAAAGCTCCCTATCATGCTCAAGTCGAACATTTGTGTGCTTACGCAGTATAAGCATGTCAATCATTCTCATACTGGGGAATGTCGCTTTGACGCAGGTGGCTATTTTATTATCAATGGCTCAGAGAAAACTGTCTTGGGACAAGAACGCGCCGCCGAAAATCGTGTCTATTGTTTCAACGTGGCAAAGAATAATACGAAGTATACTTGGCAAGCTGATATCAAATCCGTCCCCGATTTCAAGTGTATTTCGCCTAAACAGCTCAGTATGATGGTCTCTTCGAAAAACAATGGGTTCGGGTTTCCTATTATGGTTCAGCTACCGCGCGTAAAGCAGGTGATTCCACTCTTTGTCCTCTTTCGCGCGCTAGGTATCTTGGCCGACAAAGAAATTTGCGAATACATTCTGTTGGACCTTGGTGCCGATAAGTATAAGGAAATTTTACTGGGTCTGCAAGCGTCCATTATCGATAGCAACCGATATATGACGCAAGAAGACTGTTTGAAATATATCACTGGATATGTGATGTTTACTCCACTTAACATGGACAAGGAAACCGGAATCAAAAAGAAGCACGAATTCACCCTGGATATTTTGAACAATGACTTGTTTCCTCATTGCCAAACCGCTATGCAAAAGGTGTATTTCCTAGGCTATATGACGAATCGCTTGTTGCAAGCCAAGCATGGCTGGGTCAAGCAAGATGACCGTGATTCCTATGTTAACAAGCGTGTTGACCTCACTGGAACCCTTTTAAATAACCTGTTTCGCAACTATTTCAACAAGGTGGTGAAAGATATGGAGAAGCAGATTGTTAAGGAAATCAACAATGGTTCGTGGAAGTCCACTGATAATTACCAGAATATTATTAACGATACGAATATTTATAAGATTATCAAATCGACGACGATTGAAAACGGTTTAAAGCGAGCGCTTTCCACCGGCGATTTTGGTATCAAACATATTAACAGCAATAAGGTCGGTGTGGCACAAGTGTTGAATCGCCTAACGTATGCGTCCAGTCTAAGTCATGCTAGGCGAATTTCCACGCCGACGGACAAGAGTGGCAAGCTGATTCCACCCAGAAAACTCCATAACACCTCCTGGGGATTCCTTTGTCCGGCCGAGACCCCAGAAGGTCAGTCGGTTGGTATTGTCAAGAATCTCGGGTATATGACGCATATCACAATTCATTCTAATAGCCTGGCTTTGTATGAGTATGTGGCGCCGTATATTCAGCCTGTGGAGACAATGACACCTGTTTCATTATTCAATAAGACAAAGGTATTTATCAATGGTGCGTGGCTAGGTATTTCCGATGATGCTCTAGCCCTCTTTACCATGTTAAAAGAGAAAAAGTATGCTGGTATTATCAATATTTATACCAGTATCGTCTTTGATTACAAGTTGAATGAGATTCGTGTTTGTAATGATGGTGGGCGATTGACGCGTCCTCTGTTGCGTGTCAAAAACGGCGACCTTGCCATTACTCCTGATATTATTAGCAAGCTGGGAAACAGAGAAATGGTCTGGGAAGACTTGCTCACGAATTGTCGCAACGAAGATGCTGTTATTGAATACATTGACCCAGAAGAGCAATCGTGGTCATTAGTTTCTATGAGACCTAGGGACTTAATAGATGAAAACGCTGCGGGAAAGCGTTATACGCACTGTGAAATCCACCCGTCCACTATGTTCGGCATCTTGGCGTCTTGTATTCCCTTTCCGGAGCACAATCAATCGCCTAGAAACACTTATCAGTGTTTAGGCATTCATGAAACTGTCGTTATGGCAGATGGCTCTAAAAAGCTTATAAAAGATATCGTTATTGGAGATAAGGTGTTATCATTTCATCCAGAAACACGTGATATTACAGAAACCACTGTGGTGAATCAATTTGTTAGGCAAAATGAATACCCTATTTATAAGGTGACTACGGATTGTGGAAATGAAATTATTGCCACAGGTGACCACAAATTTATGACAATTGATGGCTGGAAAACTGTAGATGAATTTAGAGCAAATCCCGATTTAAGAATACTAATGATGAAAAAGGGGAAAGGATATGTAACTACTCGTTTTGACCGCATAACTAGTATTACTTTAGAACCAGATGGGCTTATTTCGGACATTGAAGTAGAAAGTGAAAATCATAGCTTTATTACTGGTTCCGGATTTGCTAGCAGTAACTGCGCCATGAGTAAGCAAGCCATGGGTGTCTATGTGACTAACTACGAGCAACGCATGGACAAGACTGCGTATGTCTTAAATTACCCAATGCGCCCTCTAGTGGATACCCGCATTATGAATATGATTGAGCTGATGAAGATTCCATCTGGCTCGAATGTCATTGTGGCGATTATGACGCACACGGGATATAACCAGGAGGATTCGCTACTCTTTAATGCCGGTTCTATAGCGCGAGGACTCTTCCAGGCTACGATTTACCACACGGAAAAGGACGAGGACAAGCAAAAGGTCAATGGTGATGAAGAGATTCGCTGTAAGCCCGACCCAACAAAGACAAAGGGGATGAAATTCGGCAATTACAGCAAGATTAACAGCAAGGGCGTCATTCCCGAGAATACGCTTGTAGAAAATCGCGACATTATCATTTCCAAGATTACGCCTATTAAGGAGAATAAGAATGACCATACCAAGGTCATCAAATATGAAGACCAGAGTCGTATTCACAAGACCACTGAAGAGACTTATATTGATAAGAATTACATTGACCGCAATGGCGACGGTTATAATTTCTGTAAGGTGCGCTTGAGAAATATTAGAAAGCCTGTCATTGGTGATAAGTTCTCGTCACGACACGGACAAAAGGGTACCATTGGCAATATTATTCCGGAAGAAGATATGCCTTTTACCAAAGATGGTGTTAAACCCGATATTATCATCAATCCACATGCGATTCCATCCAGAATGACAATTGGTCAGCTGAAAGAGACTGTTCTAGGAAAAACCTTGGTGGAACTCGGTCTATTCGGGGATGGTACGAGCTTTGGTGAATTTGAAGTCAGCAGTATTTGCGATGAGCTCTTGAAAGCCGGATATAACGCACACGGAAATCAGATTATGTATAATGGTTTAACTGGAGAGCAGTTGGAAAGCAGTGTCTTTATTGGACCGGTGTTTTACCAGAGGTTGAAGCATATGGTGACAGATAAGCAGCATAGTAGGTCAATTGGACCGATGGTGAATTTGACGCGACAACCGGCTGAAGGACGAAGTCGGGATGGAGGTCTCCGATTTGGAGAAATGGAGAGGGTAAGTAAAAAAATCGTATATATATGCCTATTACTAACAAACACACATTATCATGTAATCATAACACTAACCTTATTCATACACACAAAACACACACACACAAAAAATAAAAAAACAGGATTGCATGATTTCGCATGGCGCAGCGAAGTTCACCAGGGGACGGCTATACGATGCCTCGGACAAGTATCAGGTATATGTTTGTAAGAAATGTGGGCTTATTGCGTCTTATAATGACCAGGTTCACATTCATATTTGCAAGACGTGTGAGAACAGAACGGACTTTGCGTATGTGGAAATACCTTATGCTTGTAAACTATTATTCCAAGAGTTGATTACGATGAACATTGCGCCTCGTGTGCTAACAGACCATTAATTAGTAACCAGTAACCAGTAACCAGTAACTATTAATCTAATAAGAAAAAATTGATACCTAATATCATCTTATTTTTATTTGTATACCTGAAAAAATAAGATGCTAAGATTGTGTTGCTATTTGCTAGTAGTATTTATTGTTCTAATATTCTTGTGGATAGAATCCAGGAATGTTATACTATTTGATGACGATTATAGTTACCCTTACCCTTTACAAAGGGAGCATTTGCGAAGCATTCCAAAGATTGCTAGTGATAACGCCATTTTAGAGCTAGAGAAGAAAGCCTATGAGGGCACTTACGTTAAAGTGATTGAACTTGCGGAACAAAGCATAACAAGTTATAATTTTACTATGTTTTGTAAACCACTGGCAATTACTAGTTGTGATAAATATGATGGATATAAGGAGTTTTTACAAGATCCTAGTAAAGCAGGTCTGGTCTCAATTATAACTAAGCATAAAATAAATCCAGAAGAATTTACAGAGAGATTTTTAGCAAAACTTCGTACCGGATTCCCAGATAGTATTATTACTTATGCCGGAATCAAGCAATGTTGTCCTTATTATTCTATTTCTTGGAAATAAATATTATTATATATTATATTATAATATAATAAATGCCTGAATTACCTAATGATACACCAGGAGTGCGTAATGCTAGACATGATGCGATAATGGCTCAAAACGCAAGGTCTCATGCAGCTGCTGCAAGAGTTATTCAACAAGCACAAGCACGCACTACACAACCAAGTCAACGGGGTTCACCACCTGGACCTTCTGGACCTCAAAGACATCCTGCTAATGTTCGTGACACACCAAGAACAACCGCTCGGGGAACAATGAAAAGAAGTAAGGGAAGAAAAGGAAGAAAGGGAAGGAAATCTAGGAAAGGAAAGAAATAGAAATAAAATAAAAAATAAAAAAATTGATGTAAATAAATACCTTATTTTTTACATCAAATATACCGTTGTATAAAAGATGCTAGCAACTACACTTCTCTCTTTACTAGTAGTCCTTATCACCTTTATTAAAGGGTCTACCTTTACTATGAAACCTTCATATAATAAAATATTATACCAGGTTGGTTATAATGATTGCAAGGATTGTAAACATTTTAAAAAGGACGATGAGTACGGAGGTCGTTGCGCTCTATTTCACTATACAGTTGAGGATGTTAATGGTAATAAGAAAAAGATTTATAAAGATACGCTATCCGTTCGCTCGTGGGAATGTATTGATGGGTTATACTTTTCATCTGTTACTAAAAAGAAAGAAGAGGAGGAAAGAGAAAGGCTTATGAATTTGGATGAATATATAATGGCTACTAAAGAGTTTAATAATAATGATGAATGTGATGATGATTGTGATGATGACGAGTGTGATTTAGTATAGAATAAAAATAAGGCATATTATTCAGGTGATTCAGGTGATTTACTCGCAGGTTTTATACGCATAGATTCTATTAAATCGCCCTCATCTATATAATTCCCAGATTTAATTAACTTGATATCGTGTAATAACTTTTTTGATATAGAATGATTCACATTTTCAAATGCGTTAATTAAGGTGGAAAATACATTAAGACCTATCCCTACCCATATTAAGCTATTACCTGAGTTACAATTGGATTCATTGGAAACCGCAATGGTCGTGATTAGAATAGAACTATATTGAACAAAATGGAAGAAGTATCTAAGAAAAGTATTTGCCGAATTAAGGTCTTGTCGTTTTTTAATAAATCGTTTCAAATCGTTTAGCTCATTAGCTTGAAAAATAGAATGAATCTCTTTACTATTTGTTGTCAATGCCATAATATGACAAAGTATTTTATTATTCTAAACTGCTAGAATGATAAGAGTTTATAAATAATAGTTGTATCTATTTGAATACTATAATATATAGATAGATTGTAATTTTTTATATTTTTTTACACGCGTATTATATGACATCGTCTCCAATTTTTACAGATATTTCACGATATAATAATACAGATGATTATTTGCCCATCTTTAGTAGTGTTATTTTCGTTGAAACTTT